TTTGCCTGCCGTCGTCTGGCAAAGGGCCATGTTCTCGAAGTACGCTGGAATGGTCGGCCCCAATGCCTTTCCAACGGAAGCGGGATAACCCTTCATCGTGCCGTCAGGGCGGTCCTGCCAAGAGACGTGGGCGATCACGATGAGATTAGTGTTGAAGTCTGCGGAGGTCATTAAGGCAAGTGTGCCTTCGACCGCCTGTTGCGCTGTGTAGAACCACTGGCGCGGGTCCTTGGCGCTTGGGTTCATGGACTTGGCCCAATTAAAAGCGCCGTCGGACATAAAGGTTAGGGAGTCCACGACGAGGATGTGCTCCGGCCCCCATGTTCTCGGGATCGTGCCGTCAGACCATTTGTCCAAGAGGGCAAGGCCCTTAGTGAAGGACTGTGGTATGCCATCAAGGATCGGACCGAGGGCAGAGGCCTTGAGTTTATCCCGGAGCGGCTCGTAGTCGATGTTCTTGAGCATCTCCGGCGCGTCCCGCTTGACAAGGATCGGCAGGATACCGCCTGCAATCTTGTTGTCGAAGTCGAGAATGTGGACCTTATAACCAGCCTTGACGAGGCTGGCTATCGCTCCGGTCTTGCCGGTGCCGGAGTCACCGATCAGGAGAAGCTTGACGATTGTGCTGGCGTTGGCGCCTTCAAGGGAGGGCATCTGGACGATCCTCTTCAAATTCGAGAATTAAGCGGGCTGTGCCCGATGGCTTTGGCTCATCTGATTGTGGTCCGTATGGTAGCATGACAAAAACATCATTTACCTCTACTCCAACGAACCATATGGCGTCTCTTAGAAAGGTAGATGGAGTAAGATATTTTTTGACAAGTCGAACTGTTTTCATCTCGGCACCAGCGGGTTCCACTGTTTCTGATAGAAGTCCGACTCGAGGAACTTCTGGCGCACCGCCGGGTCTTTCGAGCAGACCTTGCGGAATGGACAGCCCCCGTACTTGTGGCAGGACTTGTCGTTCATTGGGTAGTATCCTGCGGTGGCGTACTGTTCCGCCAGAGCGAACCATGACTTACAATCAGTGAGCCATTCTTCGATCTGTGCGTCGGTGCGGTGGGTAAAGCCGCGAGAGAAACGGCTGAAACCTACAGCGATCTGCGCCGCGTCGATAATAACGCCTTTGACTGGCGTTTGATAAATGACTTTAGCAGCCAAAGTGTATAGGGACATTTGATTGTCTGGATCGTATTGGTCAAAGTAATTCGAGGCGATTGTCGAGGAACTCGTCTTACGATCCATGACATAAGTGCCACCTGTGAAATTAACGACCCGGTCCAGATGGCCGCAGAGAATGTAGGGTTGCATTGATCTGCTTGGCAGCACCTCTGTCGGCTTGCCGTTATCAAGATGAGTCATCTTTGATCCTGGCCCCCAATCCAGTTCCAGCTTGAACGACAGCTCAACCGCGGGCTTGCCGTCGGCCAGTATGACCGTCTGCGCGGGGTCGTCCTTGAAGTGGTCAATGTACCAGATCAAAGTGCGAATAAGGGTTTCGCGGGTCTTGTTGCTGTTATCGGTGGTCCAAGGCCCGGCCTTTTCAACGTCTCGTATCCAAGTCCACTCGAGCGCGCCAGCAACTACGAGGTCAAGCGCCTCTTCGTGATCTTTTCCTTGGGCACGGAGTTTGTCGTACAGTTCGAGGCCGGAATGATACCACGCTCCGAAATCGAGATGAACGCTCTCGCTTTTGGTGCGGTAGCCTAGAACCATTGAGTAATAATACTTCCGCGGGCACTCCTTGAGCCAGCCGAGGGACGTAGAGTCCCATGCGTACTGGATTGTGGTGCCGGGAAGGAAGGGGGACGAGTCCATTCCTTTTCTCCTTATATATCGCCAAGAATATCATCGAGATTGGTGATCTTCGGTGTTTCCGCTTTGACCTTCTTGGTCGAACCGGCGCTCTTAACACCGAGGTTGAACTGTGCCCGCGCCTCGCGGTAGCGTGCGATGATGGCGGCGCGGTCCTCTTTTGTCAGTTTGAGTGGGTCTTCTGCGAAAAGTCTGGCTATGTCGCTCATTAGTCCTCCAGTGGCAGTTCGATCTGTTGCGGGGCTCGCTGTGCAACAGTTTCATCGACTCGTTTGAGATGGCCCATGACCAGCTCTCGAATAACCTTCCCGGCACCGAGCCGCCCATGAAGGGAGCGGAGGCGCTCGAAATCACCCTCTCGAAGGTTCAGCGTCACCTTCTGGAGAGGGTATGTTTCCTTGCGGCGCATTGTTCTTCCTCTTTACAAGCCAAAGGTCCTGGCCTGGGTTCGTCGGCGAGGTCTGGATCGAGATCGACTCCAGGTCAGGATCATTGAGACTCTTCCGCATAGCATAGAGCCGCTGTCGTGTGAGGTCGGGATTATCAGTTTGAATAATAATCCCGACCTCGGAGGCGAGGGCCTCGTACCAAATAGAGGGACTGAGGCCCATACGCTTACGCCGCGTCGGCCTGCTTCAACGGCAGGCCAGTGACGAGATCGGAGAGGTCGTCGGCCGCAGCCGCCTGCGCCTCTTCGACACGCTGCTTCGCGAGAGTCATAATCCGATCGTCGCGAGCGATGAGCTTCTTCGCGGCCTCGGTGATGGCCGAGCCCTCGACGGTCGAAATCTTGACGCCCTTCTTCTTGAGCGCGGCGCGGATTTGACCCTTCGCAATGCTCATGGCCTCGGACAGAACCGGATCGCGAGGAGCACCGCCGCCGCCGATGCGCAAGCCGAACTGATACGCTTCGGCATAGTCGTTGAAGTCGGCCTGCATCAGCTCCATATCGAACGTCCCCGCCTCTTTCGCGTCCTTCACCTTCTTGGCGAAGTTGTTGCGGAGGTTCTCGTGGTAGGTCTGATTGAGTGCCGACGCTTCACCAGCGGTAAGCTCGTGACCTTCCTCGTAACGGACGGGCGCTGTAAAAACTTCGCCCGCAATAGTGATGGACTCAGCCATTTCGTTTTCCTTTCGGGTTTGATCGGGCGGGAATGTTGCCCAACATTATTCGATCATTATCCGGTGCCATTGTCAACCATTATTTTTGCGTCTGACCAACTTTTTTCAGCGCCCGGTAATGACCGCAACGGTCAGATAATCTCCACTGTAATATCGTCCGGTTTCAGCGGGACGATGGTGACAACTTTGTCCTCCCGAGACAGTGATAGAACGTCATAGACGCTCCGGCCATGAAGGGTACTCGCAGGCTCGGGATAAATCTTGAGGTTTTCCTTGCGATCGAGAAGGCGGAAGGAATTGCAGCGACCGACGAAGCGGTGCGCCTCTTTCGAGGATTTGAATGAGACTCGGACGCCATAGACACTGTTAAGCGCTTTCTCGAAAGCGTCCTTTACGTCAGGGTATGCGAGGAGGCTGGTGCTATTTGGCATCGAAGCCTTCCATTGTTACGAAGAAGAGGTCACGCTTGGCTCTTGTTTCGACGACGTATCTGACGTTGAGTTCTTGCTCTTGTTCTTCTTCCGATGCGGCGTAGGGAGAGGGGATTCTCCACGGATCAAGATGGTACACGGTATCCCACTCGAGACCCTTCGCCTTATGCCCAGATAGAAGCTGTACAGATCCTGTCGTCTTGAATAGGTGCTCGGCATATGCGACAGCTTCTCCCAAAGTATTTCCGAAAGATGAAAACACTCTGAGACACTCAGCTTTATCCCTAATAGTTCCCTGCGAACGAGCGTTTCGGGACTTCTCTTGTTCCCAGCGCGCAATACCATTGAGGACCTCCTTCTGTGTCATTGTCTCGGGGCCGAGCTTCTTCATTGTCTTAATGAGTCGAGGACCAATATCGAAGCCAACAAGAGTGACGCCCCTACTGCGTCGGAGAAGCTTAAATGCAAGAGAAAAGAGAGGAGCATTGTTCCGACAGATGATAGCAGCACCATCTGGAATATCCGTTTCATCCCAGGCCTCCAGTGTGGTGATGCTGCCGGGAATGGCCGTCGAGGCCCACTGCATATGTGGTGCGCGGAAGCGGGCGTTCTTGACAATCTCGATCGGGCAGCGGAAGCTGACGCTTAGGCCCATCTCCTTCATTTTAAAGTGGTCTTTGAGACTCGCCATTCCATTAGCCACGGCTCCGCGAAAACCGTAAATGCTTTGCCAAGGGTCGCCCACCGCAATGAGACGCCCTTTTGCGAGTTTCTTGAGCATCTCATGATTAAGACTCGATAGGTCTTGGGCTTCATCGACCATGACAGTTGGAAACTGCGGAAATGTTCCTCCGAACAATGTGGACATATAAATCTGATCGTCAAAGTCAATAAGGCCCTTGTATGCCCTTTTGATCCCTTCCGTGAGAACCTCATCGACGAGTTCTTTTTGGAATGAGTTAATCTCGTCTTCCGAGTCGTCCTCTTGAAAAGACCAGAACGCTTCGTTTGTGACCAGCCGCTTGGCATGAGGCATGATGCCGTCTGGAATGTAGCCAGCCGATTTAGCTCTCGCGACAATTCTGAGGGTGTCAGAGAAGATTTCGTAAGCGCCCGACCTGTCTGCACGGGGGAGGTCATCGACAATCTCCTTCAAGATGTTGTAGGATTTCTTGGTCTCGAGAGTCAGTCGGGACGAACAGGCTGAGGCCCAGACTCGATGGCCGACGCTGTTAAGCGTTTGGCACTTAACATGGCCGGGCAACCGCTTGGTCATCTCCTCTGCGATGCGTTTATTGAACGCAAGAGAAAGGATCGGGTGGACCGGCAGATACTTGCAAAGGAATTGAAGGGTGCTGGTCTTGGCCGCCCCTGCGAGAGCATTGATAAGAATGTTGTCCTGGGACGAGCGGGCGAAGTCGATGATGGCCTCTTGCTCGGGCGTGGCAATCAGGCCGTTTAGGGTGTATTTTGCTGTGGCGATTTCGTCAACGACACTATCGAGGTTAGTCATGGTGGCTCCTTAGGTTGGCGTATGACTGCTTCTGTTTTCGCGGATATGGCGGTGGCGAAATTATAGACCACCCGAACGGCAAAGAATGGCCCACCCAAAAATCATATTCGATCCAAGTAAGAGTTTCGGCATGATCGAATTTCCATATCATTGCCACGCTCCTATCTATAAATCGTTCTCAGAGGGCGCTGGCGGCAGCCCGGAATGAGTCGGCCCATGTTCTGATAATTCCCAATTACCGTAGATGTGACGCTCCGCGCTTCCGAATGTCCCATCCTTGCGCTTTGGATTACCGACTATCCACGCTTTTGACCATGACGGATCAATTGCCACAACTCGATATTGATTGCCAGCATAGCGGCCAGTCCCGTTTACAATATCACCGGGGCTAACGCCGATTGCAGATATTTTTGCTGTCCGCAAACGGTCCTCAGCGGCGTGTAACTCTATACGGAGTCGGTCAACCTCTTTCTCTAGGGCTAGTATGTCCATAACGCTCCCTTTTTATAAACCATCAGGTGAGCCGCCGCGTAATCCAATCTCACGAGAGGATCGCTCTCACCGCTGCGGATGAGAGTTTAGAGTCACGGCGGCTCGCTTCATGGTTCCTTGTGTGCGCGTTCGTTTCTTTTGCTTTTTGCGTGGCTGCTTTTCTGGCGGCGGCTCAACCCCGGAACAAGCCTTGGCTTCATCCCAACTAAAACATTCTTCCCATTGCGGTGCCCATTCGTGGCAGTAAGAGCACATTCCCATTTTGTCGCTCCCTATTGTTGATCGGTTTTCTTGAGTGCGCGGATGGCGTCGATAGCTGCTTGATACGGGTCAAGTGGAGCGCTTCCTTGATAGGTTGCGGCAAGTTTAAGCTTTTCTATGCGTTCGACTGCGGCATCGAGGCCGTCGTTGAAGGTGCCTCGCTTTAACAGTTCGACAGAATCGTGATCTATGATTTCCGCGAGTCGCTTTTCCCTTTCGGTAATTAGGAATGGCGCGGCGGCTTTGAGGGCACGTTCCGCAATTACAATTGAAGGCTCTCCACAAGCCTTAGCTACTTCAGTATCCGCTGCCTCGATTGCTTCCTTGGGGATTTCGCTCATTGCATCCTCCTCATAGCCAGTTTGGTGACTCGATCGAGAATTAGCTTAAACATCTCGCTGACGCCGAGCCAGCCCTGCGCGTGGAGTTTGTCCTCGTCGCGCGATAGGTGGCCGAGAGTCGCGGCGTTTTCCTGTGCCTTACGAATGTGCTCGGTGAGTTCGGCGAAAACCTCGCCTTTGGTCGGGACGCTCATAATCCTAAATCCTCTAATGAAATGCCGAGTTCCTCGAGGGAAAGCTTCTTCGACTCTTTCGGCTTGTTGATAGTGTAGTGGTCGCGCAGGTCGGCGGGAAGTTCCGGCATTCGCTCGACCGGGAATAGGTTCTCGAGCGGCGCGCTCCAGTACGGATAGGCCCTGTGGCCTGACGTCGGGATAATCCACCCTTCCTCACCACCAATATCAATCTTAATCGCAACGTCAAAGGCTGCTTCACCTCGGACTTTGTGAGCGATGAGGAAGGGTGTTTCAGTCATTACTCCACTGGCTCCTTTGACTCGACTGAGGGCAAGCAGAGCGGGGCGTGGGCCTTGTTCCAGCCGTGCCGACGCATATACTCCTCGACAACCGCGAACAGCTGGCCACCCTCACAGTGGTTGCTGCCGTAGAGCGTGCCGAGGGTGAACTTGATCTCAACATCTCCATCATTGACACGGCCACTGGCTTTGATGTGGAAATCAAAGGTGTTCGTGTCGGTCAATACAGCAAGGCGCTCGCGAATATCCTTCACGATTGCCATTACTTGGCCCTCGAAGTTCTTGTAGCTTAATGCTGCCATTTCCAGCTCCTTAGAAGTTAGGTGGACGATAAGTCGCCTCCTCGGCGACGGCGAAGTGCTGATGCCTACGAGACGCCAACCTTGTCCCGCAAGCACCAGCACTCATTCTCGCTTGAACGTGTCCGTAGTCGCTGTTGCACCACTGACCCCCTTCGAACAGGCCGTGCCGCGCTGCTATGGCGGCGACGACTGAAGGGCGTGGTATATGACAACGGCTGTCAACGCGCCCGCGAGAAAGCTGACAAACATCCAAGGCAAGACCCCAAGGATGCAAGTGACGTAGTGATCCGTGGCCCTTGCGATAGCCGCCCATAAAGCGGATAACCGCGCCGTGAGCCTCGAGATCGTCGATGTAGGCCTGGAACCGTGGCCCGGCGCTGGCTGCGACATTGGCCTTTGCTCCTGTCTTTTTTGACTGAACGGTGAAGGCGCTGGCAGATGTAGTCGTAAGAAGAACGGCTAAAAGTGTCAGTGTCTTTTCCACTGTGAGTCTCCGTTGCTGTGGTTTCCGGCCCCTAGTCGAACGCGAACTGGCGCCACGTTTGCGCCTCGTAATCGTACATCTTGCCACTGTCGATCGCTTGGTTATTGATGAACAGTGGCAGCATCTGGCGGTGCCGACAAGTCTTGCGGATGCCTGCCGGGCACGAACAGTTCTCAAGGCTTACGTCATAAGTGACCTCTGGATTGAGGTCGTCGTCGAACTTGGTTATGGCGTAAGTGTTCTCGGGGGTGGTCTTGACGTTGTAGAGGCTCATATGAACACCGCCAGAATATAGACCCAAATGCCTGTCGCCGCGACTACGCAAGCGAATAAGGCGGCGGAGAGTTCCTCGTCAGTCATTACATGATCCTCATCTTATCCCAATGATTGCGGATATCGTCATGGGCTTTGACGACCATGTACTTGAAATAATCCTGACTCTCGAGGACCGTTTCGCCCTTGCGACAGGCGGCAATCATGAGAAGCAAAACTGCAAGAGACGCGAGCGCGTCCGTGTTCTGCAGTGATTTTGGGATGCTGTGCGCCAGTGTAACACAGTCATCTTCGCTTAACTGCTTATACGTCATTTTTCCGACTCCTGAGTTGAATGCGCGAACTCACTGCCAAGGCCATACATTAGACGCTTGGCAACAATGAAGAAACCGTTACTCAATTCAATAACGGTTTCTTGGTCGTTCTCGGCAGCGGGCCGCAGCTGCACAATATGCTGAGGATTGATGCCATGCTCGCGGCCCTCGTGATCTTTCACATAGATCAGCTTCATCGGGGCAGCTCCTCGAACGGACGAGCCTCACGCGCTGAAGGCGTGCCGATGCGATCGTGCATGGCCTCGAGGGCCTGATCCACGTTCTTGAAGTGCGACCAAATGGCCTCGACCTCATGCGTGTTGCAGATGGACTGTGGCTCGTAGGTGACATACACAGGGAAACCATCGACAATCTCGAGGTCATTGTGCGTGTAGCGCTTGGTGTAAGCGCGATAGAGTGCTTCCATTTTCCAGCTCCTTAGTTAGAGTCCAAGTTCTTCCAAGAACGCTTCAGCCTCGGCCTTTTCGGCCTCTTTCTTATTCTTATTCTCGCGCAGCGCGCGGAGCAGTGTATTGTACTTTTTGTCGTGCTGCAGTTCCTTTTTAACGTCATATCTGGTCGGCGCGCCTTTGGTGCCGAGCCAGTTTCGATTGCGCTCGCGCGCACGGAGCGTCTCGACTACAAGCGCGATTGATTTGTCTGTAATGGGGAACGGGACGCTGTGCTCGCGCACGCCTTCGGCGGTGCCGGGAAAGCCAAGCCACAGCGTATCACCTGCAACCCAGATGTGCGCTGCGTAATGCGGGATGGGATAGTCGCTCATGACAGACTCCACATCGCTGAAAAGCCACATTCGAGAATGTCTGTGAGCTTGCCACATTCTTCACATATGCCTTGCGTGAAGAAGGCATTGGGCCGCTCCATTGTCTGGCGCGTCCCGCAATGACTGCAATTCCACTTTTGGTGGACTGTCGCGCCGCGCATGATCTGGGCTTGGGCGCGCTCAGCACATTCGAGCAAGGGAATGTCTGGCATTTTCCGACTCCATTTGAGGCGCGACTCGCGCCATTGTGAACCATACCACATCCTACGCAATATGTCAACGTCCTGAATTGACTTTATTCAGGACGTTGACAAGTTTTGTTGCTGGCGCTATTTACCTACATACAGGTCGTGACGATTTCCTTTCTTGCGCTTTGCGTCATGCTCGCGGATAATTGCCTTGGCAATCAGTTTTAGCTTTGCTATTTCTGTGTCAATGGCGGGACAAGCGCTATATTTCTGATAGCCCTCTGTAACTAACACTACATAGTCGAGGCAGCTCCGCACGTTTAGGAATCTTGGCTTTGGCATTTTCCAGCTCCTTTCTTCAGAGGCCAAGGTCTTTAAGGAACGCCTGCGCGGCCTCGCGTTCTGCAGGCGCATTCGACTCGCGCTTAAGATTGCTGTTAGCAATCCACTGCACAATAGTTTTGATCTTGACGCCAGCGCGCCATTTCTCATAGGCGCGCACCATTAGGTCAGTGTGGCCATACGTTGACTGGCCTAGCGCCATACGCAGCTCGCGCGGCAGCCGATCATATAGCTCCATGCGATTGATTGCGCCCTGACGTGGTGGCGTCGGCTCCGGCATTGGCATGGGCGGCGCTAGTCGCCGCTTGCGCCAATATGAATGATGGCTCATGGTGTGGTTCCGACTCCTCTGCAATACCGCCACAATTAGCGGTATTGTGAAGGAGTCAGGGGCATTGCTGCCCCTGACCATTGACCGGGATTAGATCAATCCATCCAAATCGACTGACGCGGCCTTCGCTTCCGCGACATTCTTTTCGGCCTGTTCGCGATACTTTTCGATCAGACCAACGGCCTTTTCGCGGATGGCCTTGGCGTCAACGTCAGCCAGTTTCTTTCCGGCCTTGCGGATGGCCGCGCGGATGGCCAATGTGGCCAGTCGGATGGCCTCGGCCCGCACCGGGTCGCCCTCGCGAGTCCCGGCAGCACGAACTTCACCGTTCAACAATGCGGCCAATTTCTTTTCGGCCGTTTCGCGGGACTTTTCCACATAATCGTCGCTGGACTCTTTGGTGTGGCTTGCGTGGGAGTCCATGAGAATGTTACGCAGTCCCATGTACACCACATGATCCATGACGTTTTCGGGCAGCGCGGATGTGTTTACATCCAGTTCAATGCCCTTACCGATGTTGACTTTCATTTCACCGACTCCGATTTTGTGACCCGGCACCATTGCCCGATCAACACGCGAAACGTACCACGGGCGCAGCGCCCGGTCAATACTTATTTGAGCAACATTATTGCTATTTTCCGACGATATCCCCACACCACCCCGACCACATCCCCACAATGTCACGTTTTGAACTGTGAGCCATATCATCAACTGGCCGCGCCACCAGTGGAATTAAAAAAAAAAAAAAAAAAAAAAACTACTAAGAGTGCCACAAGGCCTCGGTATGGTCAATGAGTCAAAATGTCGCATTGTGGGGATGATGTGGGGATACCGTGGGGATGATGTGGACACTGTTGCAAAGTGTAGCCTTGGCTACATTTTGTGGCCAGTGTTGGGTATGGTCGCCACGTTGGCCGCGCGGTATGGTCAATGGACTGATTGCGAATGACTCGCAACTGTCGAAATTCGCCGCGCGGTCGTTCGAGGCCCCCCACCCCCAAAATTTCGGGCCTCGCGCGCGGGGGAATACCCCTCGCAAAAGTTGTGTGGAAAAGTCAAAGGTATGGTCCTCTTGCTGCATATGGTTCCACGGCGGCTTCGGTGAAGGGTCCATATGTTGTGTATTGACCCGATCCGGGCACAAGCGTATCATGCCGCCTGGGAAATCGGGAGACTCTGCCGTGGACTTGGCGTTGGACCTTACCCGATCCTCTGGTCGCGCCGCGAAGGCGGTAAGCGTGGAGATCGTCCGTGAACTGACGTCGGCTGACCTTGCGCTCTTGGAGACGGAGCGCGGGATCAAGCCCTCGTCGATTAAGCGGCTCCGGGACGCTCATCACGCGATGGCCCGGCTAATAGCGCAGGGACTCTCCGGAACCGAGATCTCGATCATTACCGGATATAGTCAGTCCCGCATTTCGATCCTCAAGGCCGACCCGACCTTTTCCGATCTCGTCACCTTTTACAAGAACAACCTCGAGGCGCTCCGCGATGCGGCCTTCGCTGATGGCCAAGTTAAGATGGCCGCGGTGCGGAATGACCTTATTGAAGAGCTTCACGACCGAGTCCTAGACGCTCCAGAAACTTTGTCAACCGATCAAATCCTGGATGGCATCAAAGTTACTTCTGATCGAACGGGGCTCGGTCCGCAATCAAAGTCCACCAACGTCAATGTTAATGTAGATCTCGCCGCGCGAGTCGCTGCTGGACGACAGCGGGTCGAACGGCTGAGCGCAGCGCCTGGTGGCGGCGCTGAAAACCCCGGTCAGCGTGTCCTTCCTGCGCTGACCGGGGAGGCGGTGAAGGATGAGTGAAGACATTGCGGTTGAGCTGAGCGCCCACACGAACGATCCGCTCGCCTTCGTGATGTTTTCCTTTCCCTGGGGCGAAGAGGGAACCGAACTCGAGCGGTTCCATGGACCAGAAGATTGGCAACGCGACGTTCTTCTCTATATCCGCGACGGCATTGCCAAGTTCCATGACCCTGGCAAGACAATCCAAGAAGCGATCCAGCTTGCTGTCGCATCCGGCCACGGCGTAGGCAAATCGGCACTCGTGGCCTGGATCATCTTATGGGCTATATCAACCTTCGAGGACACGCGCGGCGTCGTTACAGCTAACACGGAAACACAGCTCAAGACCAAAACTTGGGCTGAACTTGGTAAGTGGCATCGCCTGTTCATCGGCCACGACCTATTCAAGATGACCGCCACCGCGATCTTCTCGATGGACCCGAACCACGAACGGACATGGCGAATAGATATGGTGCCTTGGTCCGAGCAGAACCAAGAAGCCTTCGCAGGCCTCCATAACAAAAACAAGCGGATCATTCTAATAATGGACGAGGCCTCTGCCATTCCCGATATTATCTGGGAAACATCGGAAGGCGCCCTGACCGACTCCAATACTCAGATCATCTGGTGCGTGTTCGGAAACCCGACCAGAAACACTGGAAGGTTCCGTGAGTGCTTCGGAAGGTACAATCACGTCTGGTGGAACCGCCAAGTTGACTCGCGAGAAGTCTCGATCACCAACAAAGACCAATTCACGAAGTGGATCAGGGACTATGGAGACGACTCGGATTTTGTCAGAGTCCGCGTTCGCGGAGTGTTTCCGCGCGCCGGTTCTTTACAGTTCATCCCCTCAGATATCACCGATGAGGCTGCGCAACGGGACATACTTGTACATACTTACGACCCCTTCGTTATTGGAGTCGATGTGGCTCGCTTCGGTGACGACGAAAGCGTTATCTACATCAGAAAAGGTAGAGATGGCCGATCGATTCCTCCAGTGCGTTTCAGAGGCATTGATACAATGACCCTTGCGGGTAAGGTCGTCGAACTTGCGGAGAATTATCATGCCGACGCAGTATTTATTGACGGAGGGGGAGTCGGTGGCGGTGTCGTTGATCGTTGCAGACAACTGCGAGCCAACGTCATTGATGTTCAATTCGGATCGAAGCCTAGTGGGATTGGTTTCGCCCAGGACGACTCCGGAACCATATATGCTAATAAGCGGGCCGAGATCTGGGGATCAATGCGGGAGTGGCTCAAAAACGGTGGTTGTATCCCCAACATTAGTGAGTTGAAGGAACAACTGACCGGCCTCGAATACGGCTTCAATAACAAGAACCAAATCCAACTCGAGCGGAAAGAGGATATGAAGAAGCGCGGGCTCGACAGCCCCGACCTCGCCGACGCACTCGCCCTGACCTTTGCTTTCCCGGTCGCCGCCAACCTGCACGCCGGACAGATGGGACCGCAGAAGCAACCAGTGGAAAGCGAGTATAATCCATTCGATGAAAAGATGATGGTGGCCTAAATGCTGAAGCCCCCGGAAATCCCAGCTGCACCTCCACCGCCTCCGATGTTCGGAGAGATACAGGGCTCGCGTCCAACTAGGAAGCCCATGACGCCGACATTCCTTGGTTCTTCCGCAACGCCGACTGGATCACAGCTCGGCGGGGCTACATTGTTAGGTCAATAATGGCAGAGCCAGCAAACAGAACGCTCGTCGGTCCCGATCGGGAGTTACGACTCCACGTTGAGGGCCTTCTAATGGGCCTTCGTGTGAACCGCTATTCTTGGTGGACTCACGCGCGCGAGCTGGCCGATTACATCTTGCCGCGCCGATATAAGTGGCTGATCACGCCAAACCAGATGGCTCGTGGGTCGCCTATCAACCAGCACATCTTGGACTCGACTGGAACTTTGGCCGCGCGCAATCTCGCCAGTGGTATTATGTCTGGCGTCTCATCTCCGATCCGCCCATGGATCAAGTTAAAGATCAACCGGATCGACTCGACCCAAACCAGCCCGATTAGCCTGTGGCTTGCCGAATGCGAGCGGCTGATGAACCTCGTGTTTAGCGAGTCGAACTTCTACAACTCCATCGCAACATTCTATTTCGACCTCGTTGTTTTCGGGACCGGCGTTATGCTGATTTTCGAGGACTTCGACAACGTAATCAACTGCGTTAATCCGTGCTTCGGCGAGTACTACCTCGACATTGATGGCAAGTACCGACCGACCACATTCCTGCGCGAGTTCACTTTCACTGTCAAATCCGTGGTGGACGAGTTCGGTTACGAGAACTGCTCGCCAGCGGTCCAAAAGCTTTACGACAGCGGCGGTTCCTCTTGGACTCGTGAACTGGTTGTCGCCCATTGTATCGAGCCAAATGTCGAACCACGCAAGTACGGCTTCGATCCAAAGTTCGCGTTCCGCGAGTGTTATTGGGAATGGGGCGGCTCGGCCTCGCCACAGGGCGGCTCGTCCTACGCCTACGGCTTCCTCCGCAAGCGCGGTTACTACGATCAGCCCAATGTCGCGGTTCGCTGGGACTTGGTAGCGAACGATGCATACGGTCGCAGCCCCGCGATGGACGCACTCCCCGACATTAAGCAACTCCAGCAGGAAGTCCGGCGCAAGGCACAGGCCATCGACAAGGTTGTTAATCCGCCGATGGTCGCTGACGTTCAGTTAAAGAACCAGCCTGCCTCGCTGTTGCCGGGCGGCGTTACCTACGTCGCTGGAATGATGCAGTCCACCAATCCCGGCTTCAAGTCCGTCTACGACGGCTGGCGTCCTGACATTAACGCAATGTCGCAAGACCTAATCGAAATTCGGGACCGGATCAAGAAGATCTTCTTCAACGATCTATTCCAGACCGCATCGCAATTCGAGACCCGCTCCAACGTCACCGCGGCCGAGTGGGATATGCGCCGATCGGAGTCCCTGATTATGCTCGGCCCGGTCTTCGAGCGGATTTACTTCGAAGGTCTGAAAGTAATGACCGAGAGGACCTTCGGGATCATGTCTCGGGCGGGCATCTTTCCGCCCGCCCCTGCTTCTATCCGTGGTGCTCCGATCAACATTGAGTTCATCTCGATGCTGTCCGTAGCCCAAGAGGCAACTGCCTCAGTCGGCATCGAACGGCTCTTCCAGATGACCGGGAGCCTCGTCGGTGTCGATCCTGCGGTCATGGACAATGTGGACGTTGACTACAGCATTAGCAAGTACTCGTACTTGATGCACAACGATCCGAAGCTGATCCGGTCGCCCGCGCAGCTCGCTCAGATCAGGCAGCGCCGAGAACAGCAGATGCAAATGCAACAGCAGGCCGAGATGGCCGAGAAACTAGCGCAAGGCGCTAAGACTCTATCCGAGACCCAGGTCGGTGGTGGTCAAAACGCTCTTGAGTCGATGATGGGCACATGAGTTATAATGCTGGCGAACGCAAAGACGTTAGGAAACTCGAGAAGGCGGCGCGGCTTGCTGATACGCAACGCCATGACTTTATCCGTGGTGTTATGTCTCTTGCTCCTGGCCGCGCTTGGGTGCATGATCGTCTTGAGGCTTGCCACATCTTTAGAACGTGCTTCTCGTCCGATCCGCTTAAGATGGCATTCTTGGAAGGTGAACGCTCGCAGGGTCTGCAAATACTCAACGACATTATGCAGTCCTGCCCCGAACAATATACTGTGATGATGAGAGAAAGGAACGAACGCAATGCCGCCAGAGACACCACTACCGAACGAAGCAGCAGCGAGGACGGAAACGGGGGAGATCAAGGACGCTCAGGCGACACCGACCCCGACCCCAGCAGAAGCAGCGACGACGGAGTCTTCGACACCAGCCGCTTCGTCGACTACGGAGTCCAAAAGCAGTGAGCAACCTGAGGCCAGCGCCACTACTGAGTCCTCACTCCTCAACAAAGAGGAAAAGGTCGCGGAAGGTGCTCCCGAAAGCTACAAAGACTTCACCGTCCCCGAGGGCTTCGAAATCCCGGAAGAGTCCTCGAAAGAGATAAATGCGCTGTTTAAGGACTTGAACCTTTCGCAGGAAGCAGGACAGAAGCTCGTGGACTTCTACGCGAAGAACGCAATCGAGGCGCGACAGGCTCCCGAGAAGCTTTGGGAGTCCACTCGTCAGGATTGGGTCAACGCCGTCGCTGCCGACAAAGAACTTGGAGATCTTAAGAACGTCAAGACCTCTATCGGAAGGATGCTTGACACTCTTGGGGACGCCCAACTCGTTAAGAGCTTCCGCGAAGCAATGGATATTACAGGCGCGGGCGACAACCCGGCCTTCATCAAAACCTTCTTCCGCCTTTCGCAACGTCTCGGAGAAGGTACGAATGTCGTTGGAAAGGGACCGTCGCCGCATGGCCAGCAGGCCCCCGACGCCCGACCAGCAACTGGAGCTAAGGCGCTCTATCCGAACTTGCCGTAACCCAGCCTCAGAGAGGATGAAACGCGTAGCGCAGATGGGAACCGGATCGTGAACCCTCAAACCAACAGAAGGAAGCCATAAATGGCAACCTACGGATCAACCGCATTAACCTATGCGGATTGGGCTAAGAGAATGGAGGATGGTTATCGTGTCGCCACGATTATCGAACTCCTCTCTCAGACCAATGAAATTCTCGAGGATATGCTCGTCCTCGAGGGCAATCTGCCCACAGGGCATAAAACGACGGTTCGCACTGGTATCCCACAAGGTACCTGGCGCCTCTTAAACCAAGGCGTCCCGAACGCGAAGTCAACCACCGCGCAGATCACTGACACCTGCGGTAACTTGGAAACCTATTCCGTTATCGACAAGGATATCGCTGACCTGAACGGCAACACCGCTGAGTTCCGGCTGTCGGAAGTTCGCGCCTTTCTCGAAGGCCTTTCGCAGCAAGTCTCGGCTACCCTCATCTACGGCAACCAGTTCGTGAACCCGGAGCGGTTTACTGGCTTCGCCCCGCGATATTCGACTATCACGGCAGCGAACGCACAGACCGCTGCGAATGTGCTGGATGCCGGTGGCCTCAGCAACACCAATACGTCGATCTGGCTCGGTGTGTGGGGCTCCGACACCTGTCACGCAACCTTCCCGAAGGGAAAGATCACTGGCCTCCAGCACCGCGATATGGGTGAATGGCCTGTGACCGACTCGGTGGGCAACACTTACCAAGCCTACCGCGACCACTTCAAGTGGGAAATCGGTTTGGTTATGCGTGACTGGCGCTATTGGACTCGCATCGCCAATATCGACGTAACTCAGCTGACCGGCGTCTCTGCCGCGAACCTGATCAACCTGATTGTTCGAGCCCTGTACCGCTTGCCAACGCAGCCGGTCAGTGCCGGTTCGATCCAGACTTCGGACACTCCCGAGGTTCGGGCGAACATGGGGCGAACGGTTATCTACTGCAACCGTATTGTTCGCACCTATCTCGACCTCCAGGCCATGAACAAAACCAACGTGCTCCTCCGGATCGAGGAGTTCGATGGCAAACCTGTCACGACCTTCCGTGGCATCCCGGTTCGCACTTGCGATGCGATCCTCAACAACGAAGCACAGGTGACCTGACATGATCCTTGATGGACAACTGCTCTTCACAGGCGGGACGACTGGTATCGCAGTTTCCGGTACCAATTACGATCTGCCGACGACGGGCACCCAGAACAGCACCAACATTATCGACCTGCATATGTCAGGGCTGCCGGTGTTGGCGAACTTGCAGGGTGCTCGCGATATGGGAGTCGGTGATGACCCGGCCCTCAAAATGCTGATCCAGGTTACGACCACCATCGCTGGTGGCACGAGCTTGATCGTCAAGCTGCAAGGCGCTCCGGACAACGGCTCTGGCGCTCCCGGCAGCTATGCCGATTGGTGGACCAGCCCAACGTATGCCGAAGCGACCTTGGTCGCTGGCGCGCGCCTGTACGATATGGATATGCCGCGACCCCCAGCGGGTATTGGTGTTCCACGCTTCCTGCGCTTGGGTTATGTGAGCGCCGGAACGCACACTTCAGGCGCCCTCCTCGGCACGATCGTTCTTGATCGTATGGACCAGATGTATCAGGGCACCAGCAATGCTGTCATGGGTGGATACCCTGCTGGCATTACGGTGGCAAACTGATGGCAAACGAGAACCGCTTTATAGGGTTAACGACCCTATCTGGCACAGAGGTCCTTGAGGTCCAAGAAGGCGTCGGCGGTGTCGCCGCCTTCGCGGGCGTCAATGTAGTTCGCAACAGCCGTGCGCTTGATCTTGCGTCAGGCTCTGGCGCTGCAACTACTGTAATGGCCAATGGCCAGTCGGCGCTGATGTGGACAGGGACTGCCCCAACAACTTGGGGCATTACCCTTCCGCCCAGCCCAGCCGATGGACAAGTTGTGACTATCGGCACAGCAACTACCCTGACCACATTGGTTACTGTTACCGCTGCGGCAGGTACATCACTGAACGCGACCTATAACTCGCAGACACTTTCTGCGGTTACTTCGGTCCAGTTCGTATACGACCTACCAACCACAACTTGGTATCGACTGAGGTGATCCCATGAGGAAGATGCTGCTGGCACTAACTTTCGCTCTGTTGGCAACGGTGCCAGCAGCTTCTCAACAGATCACGCCTACTACGCAATTCACTATCCCTATCGCTGCTGGTACCCTAACGGAGACGAAGATTGTCTCGGGCATTACTGGCAAGTCGATCTACGTCACACAGATTTCACAGGTTGCAGCTGCTGGTGCTGTCGTAACCTATACGACCGGCACAGGCACAAACTGTGGCACAAGCAACGCTGCGCTAACTGGCGCAATGACCTTCGCTGCCGCGCAGACGTTAGTCGCTGGTACAGGCAACGGTGCCGTCCTAGTGGTGCCAAAGGGCTTTGATCTATGCCTCACTATCGCCACCGCAGGCGCGCCCGGCTTCCTCTCATACGCTCAATGGTGATCTATGGCGGTTATCCCATATTCGCTGGTTGACAATGGCCAAAAGGTTGTTGGTGATCCCACCATTGTCTATCAATGGTCTAACCTAACCTTCGTCGGCTCTGACAGTGGCTCTCCACTCCCAGGCATGGGCTGGTCGGATCGCTCTATCCAAGTTGAAGGTACTATCGGCGCGGGCGGCACGATAGTTATTGAGGGCTCGAACGACGGATCGAATTGGCACACTCTCAAGGACCCGTTCTCTGTCGCAATTTCTTTCACTGCGACCGGCCTTGCTCAAATCACCGAGATCAGTCGCTACGTTCGTCCACGAGTATCTGCTGGAGACGGAACGACTAGCGTTACTATCACCATCGTCCTAAGGACTCAACGTCTATGAGCAAACCATTCTCAGATGATGAAATCATTAGCGAACAGCAATTCGTCGATGACGCTAAGCGCTTCTCAAAGATGTTTGGAAGCCTTATTAAAGTCGGAGACATGCTTGCGCCGATTGTGTCGGTCAAGCGCGCGGCTAATGAAGCGAATGTTCGTCTGCAAGAATTAAGAGAAGAAGAGATAAAGACCAAAGCCGCTCTCGACCTTCTTAAGGCCTCGTTGGAGAGCGCGAGAGATGAAATCGCGCGGGCTACCAATGACAAGCTCGAAGAGATTGCCAAGGCAACGAGTGATAAGCAAAAAGTTCTTGACGATATCAATCGAGAAATCGCAACACGCAAGGAAGAATTAGACACCATGTTGAAGAAGCGCGAGGAATTCCTCAAGAGCATAGGAGCTAAATGATGGAAAGCGTCCAAACTGGAACAGAAGCTGGTGCGTTTCGTGCCTTCATTACCAATGGAGGTCCCCATAATCCTGAGACGCTAGCAGAGATGACGTTCTGTCAGTTGTTCGCACCAATGGATGATCCAGCATATTACGCAGCGCAGCAGTTAATCAAAGGCGCCCTTAAAGATATGCATGAGAGCATTCAGAATGCTGTTCGTGCCCTGCTTCCTTATTGCTCGAAGGAGCCAGGTGTCCGCGAACAGGTCTTTCGCGTACTCTTGCGTGACTTGGCGACCTCTATGGAGAATGAACGCGGCTATCACAAGGAGTAATATAGATGGCTATCACGACTGCAATGCCGACCAGCTTTAAAGTGGAGTTAGCAACTGCTACGCACAACTTCACAATTACAACTGGCAACGTGTTCAAGGTGGCGCTTATCAAAGCTACACCGACCGGCACTTATGGTGCTGGTAGCACGAACTATTCCGATATTACTGGCAACTCCGATGAGACGAGTGGCACTGGCTATACTGCTGGTGGCTTCGCTTGGACGGCTGCGCAGAACATCACTCCGCAATCGTCAGGCACGACCGCCTATTGGGAATGGTCAGTAAATCCGTCGTGGACTTCTTCGTCGTTCTCTACTGATGGCTGCATGATTTACAACTCCTCAGCCTCGAACGCAGCCGTCTATGTTGGTGACTTCGGTGGAACGCAGACCGTTTCCTCTGGAACGCTGACGCTGGTCCAGCCAACCAACGACTCGACGAACGCGCTCCTGCGCATTGTGTGATGCTCAGCGCCGTCGCCGGCATTGTTGACCGCAAAGGCGGGCTACGCGTAGTGGTCACGCAGCGATGGCGTATGAGGCATCACGTTAAGCGCAACGAGCGCCTCTATGTTGTGCCTGATCTTGAGGTGCAGGAGCCGGTCCCTTGGAACGAGGTTCCTCCGCTTATCGAGAAGGTGCAGAAGCACGTTGTCTCAACGATAGCACCAGAGAACAAATGTGGTAGTTGCACGGCTTGTTGCAAGACGCTCTATATTAAAGATGGGCGTTTCGAGAAGCCTTCTGGCGCACTCTGCAATCACTGCGACGTTGGCTTTGGTTGCAAGCTCTATCAAGGTCGCCCAAAAGTCTGCAAGACGTTTAAGTGCTGGTGGTTGAAGTCGCAGTCACGCAACGACAAGATGCCAAAGGCGCTTAGACCAGACAACTGTGGAACGATCTTCACTGAGAATAACGATCCATTGATTATCGAGTCTCATGGCGAGCCAAATGCTGTGGCATGGGGTTGGATAAACTCTATGCAGGCCGCTGGCTATAAGGTGAGGAAGATCACTCACTATACTGGTGAGGGATCATGACACAAGTATTTCTAGTTAATGGTTCTTCGTCGCCTTGGTCAGTTCCGGGCGACTGGAACAATTCTAATAACTCAGTCGAACTCATCGGTTGCGGCGGCAGTGGTGATGTTGGAACTACTGGCACTAACGGATTGAATGGCGCAGGTGGTGGTGGCGGCGCTTACGTTCAACGTACAAATCTGACGTTGAGTGGAACTGTACCGTTCCGCGTTCCGGCTGGCGACGCAGGACTGACCACGCGTTTCGGTAATGATGGCTCGACTGGAACAAACTACTTTGGAGCACAATTTGGTGTAACTGGCTCGAGTGGTGGTGCTGGCGGCTCAGCAACTCCAGAAACGGGTGGCACGCCTCCCGGTACTGCTGGCAATTCATATGCTGGCGGTAGTGGTGGTAGCGGCGGGAACAAACAAGCATCTGGCTCAGGTGGTGGTGGTGCTGCTGGTCCTGAAGGTGCTGGTAAAAATGGCTCAACTTGTGGGGCTTTTAGCAGCGTTACTGGTGGTGGTGGTGGTTCATGTGGTGCGTCAGCTACGGATGCTCCTGGAACAGGTCCTCCACCATCAGCTAGTGCTGGTGGGCAGGGTGTAGCCGGAACTGGAGCTGGCTCTGCTGGTCAATCTGATAGCGGAACATTAACCGCAGGTGGTAATGGCTCCGGAGGCGGAGGCGGAGGTGGCGGAGGAGGTGTCTACGGTACTTCATCGACTAACCCCACAGCGGGTGGACATGGTGGTTCAACTACAACTTGGGACTCTTCCCACGGGTCTGGTGGTGGAGGAGGTGGCGGTGGTGCATGTTCCGTAAATAATACTGTCGTCATGGATAATTCCGCCGGTTATGGTGGCAACTACGGAGGTGGTGGCGGCGGGTGCGGATACCTTAGAACGGGCTCGTCTTTCACCGCAGGTGCTGGCGCTGGCGGCCTCATCGCAATCACCTACACTCCCGCTGGTCCGAGCATAAACCTCACGAAGGTTACTGGAACAGGCACGGTTGGCTCGTTCTCGAAGCAGATTACGACAAATCCGGCGCTGACGAAGGTCACAGGCACAGGCAATGTTAATTCGATTACTGCCCAGATCGACAAGACTCTCGCGCAAGCCTCTGGCACCGGCGCGGTCAACTCATTCACAGTCGATATTAGCTCTGCTACAAATGTTGATCTAACTGGTGTTTTCGGTACAGGCTTTGTCAATCCATTCGATATTGCAATCGACGTTCCGCTAACTCAGGTCTCTGGCACAGGGACTCCTGCCTCATTCATTCCAACCATTAGCGTTACGTTAGGTCAGGTTTCTGGAACTGGCACAGTCAATACTCTATCTGTCACAATCGACAGTAGTTTCGCTCTTGTTGGAGCTTCCGGAACAGGCTCAGTCAATCCATTCACTGTTCAAATCGATACTGACGTTCTACTTACACAGATTACAGGCACAGGAACTCCTGGCGACTTCACTGTTACAACAGGTCAAAGCGTTGATCTGGTTAAGGTAACTGCTACAGGACAGGTCGGTACGTTCTCGTTCCAGATCGACGACAGCTTCGATCTAGTTCAGGCCACAGCTACCGGCGCGGTCAATGTCCTTACTTCCAACATTAGCGCCTTCTTCACAGGCACTTCCGCAACAGGTTCTGTCAACCCATTTGATAGCGTCACCGTTGCGCCACAGCTTGTCCAAGTCACAGCGACTGGCGCAGTCAATGTCTTCACTACCGCTATCGACAAGACGCTTACTCAAGTAACTGCAACTGGCGCAGTTGGAGACTTCTCTGTCACCTCTGGCACAGTCATTGATCTAACGAAGGTTACAGCGACTGGCGCGGTTAACAGCTTTGCTATTGAAGAGGACATTCCTCTTGCTCAGGCAACTGGCACTGGAGCAGTTGGTGATTTCACTGTTGATACTGGCACTAGCGCAAATGTCAATCTAACACAAGCCTCTGCAACAGGTCAGGTTGGCCTATTCACGTTTGAGGAATTGAAAGAACTTGCTCAGGTAACTGCAACTGGCGTTGTTAATGACTTCGGCTTTTCAATAGATACAAATGTCTTTCTTACTGGTGTCACAGCTTATGGTATAGCAGTCCCGTTCGTGTTCGCTCCACCACCTGGCGCAGGCCAGTCGTGGCTTAACATCTATCGAAGAAGAGGGAGAAGATAATGGCTACATGGCGTCTAAAAAGTGCTCACTATCTGATCGTTCCAGATACTGAGTGGGAATACAAAGAGACCGATCGTCAGACTGGAAAACAGGCTCGGAAAGTCTTTAAGGTTCCGCGCTACCTTAATCCAGAGGACCCGGCCGACTATACTCATCGAGAGCAGGAAGCTATTATCGTTGCCAAGGGCGGTAACGATCATCGCGCACTGCAGTTTGAAGGCCCGCCGACTCCTGAGATGGAGCCGCTCGACGACGAGGCGAAGAAGCTGACGGAAGCGGAAAGCGCTAAGTGGGTTCATCCGATCGAGTCGCTGCCTGGTCAGGGCTACAATGCTTCACTCTTGACGAGTCTGGAGCAGCAACTCGCGAAGCTTGTCAGCGGCGAGGAGAAGAAGCCGGTTGCGGTCTCCGGCATTACCCCTGCCGACTTCAAGAAGTTGCAGGATCAGCTGAATATGCTCGTTGCGAAAAACGCTGAGTTAGAAGCACAAATTAGACAGGGCACTCGGAAATGACCGACCTCGATCAGGGCGGAAGAATTCCGCAAACAGTTAGAACCTACCTTGGCCCTACTACTGGGTGGAAGCTCACTGACGCCCCGATCAACTTTAACTTCGTGATCGATGGCGGTGGTCAGCTTCCTTCCAATGGATATAAGGGTCAAATCCTCAGCCCTGATTGGTGCGTCATCTACAGCTGGATATTGCTTAGCCAAACGCAAGGCTCCTGCGTCATCGACGTGTGGAAAACCACTCTCGATGACTACCTTGCCGGTACGCCACCAACGGTAGCGAACTCTATCACTGGAAGTGACTTACCTACCTTGACAAATGCTTATGCTGCGCAAAGCACAGCGCTGACTGGTTGGACGAAGCAGATAAATCAGAACGATGTTATCGGCTTCAACCTTGATAGTGCGTCAGTCTTGACTAACGTGACTATCATTCTGCAAGGCGTTCGTATCATTGGCCCCTCATAAGGAGAACCTCGATGGCTAATGCAGTCTATCCTCTGATGAAGAACTCGTTCATGAACGGAGACACGAATACGTCCATGAATGTAGACACTACGACTGACGGACCATACACTGCTCTTACCGATACCGGCACCCATGCCTATTCGGCAGCAGATCAGTTCTACAGTTCAGTTGTTGCTGCTACGGTTGGTACAGAACAACGAATAGTGTCTCCGACTGTTGGCACGGTTGCGGATGCTGTCTTTGACGGTTCTGACCTGACCTTCACTGCCGTCACTGGCGCCTCGGTCGAAGCTCTCACAATCTATCGCCACAACTCTGGCGCAAACACGACTTGGCGGTTGGTGCTGTTCATCGACACAGCCACCGGCCTCCCGGTCACGCCAAATGGTGGTGATATCACTGTAACTTGGGATGCTCAGGGGATATTCAAACTATGACGAAGGACCCTATGCTTCTCGGCACCTCTGATAGGGGCCGAGAACTCTTTCAGAAGATATCCGAAGCGATTGATGGCTTTCCGTCTGACGATGTGATCAACGCAGCGGCAAACCTAGTCATCAATGCTCTTCGTGGCGTTCATCCAACTCGTGAAAGCGCTGAGCGCAGCTTTGATGAAATCTTCGGTCGCACAAAACAGCTACTTATGGATCACTACGACTCGCTTGGGCGTAAGCGCGGAGTGTTTCCATACAACCAGACTATTCGAGTTCCATTTATGAACTTAAGTGTAAAAGACCCATACATTGGGAATAAGAACTGATGGCTATTCGGTTCTGGGTTGGCGGCACAGGTACTTGGAGTTCTTCTGATACCTCTCATTGGGCAGCGTCCAGTGGAGGGGCTCCGGGAGCTTCTGTTCCGGGGGCATCGGATAATGTAAACTTCGACGCTAACTCAGGAACTGGCACAGTTACTATCAACTACTCGCCATCTATCATTGTGTTCAACTCTGCAAACTCTACGCTAACATTCTCTGGTACCAACGGTCTAACTGCCTCAGGTAATGTTACCCTTGGCTCCGGCAACACTTATAGTGTAACTGGTACACTTACTGCAACAGGTAATTGCACCTTTACATCGAATGGAAAGTCATGGGCTGGCGACGTTACCTTTAATGGAGCATCTAAATTTTTCCAGCTTGGAGACGACTTTAGTCTTGCTGGGGATAAAATATTAACGCTGTTAGCAGGATCACTTTTACCGCTTACTCATAATATTACTGTGGGTAGATTTTCATCGACAGGAACTGGAACCTGTTCTATAAATACTCTTAGTAGCGCGGGAACAGTTATAAATCTTATTCCAAGTACTTCAGGCACAGCTGCGTGTTGGTGGATAACAAATACTAATTTCAGTTATAGCCAATCCACTGAAACGACAATAAAAGTCGAACCCACCTTTGTTGGGTCGGGGATGCAGATTAGGGCTCCTGTTTCTGGCACACTGACTATGCCTAAACTTTGGATTCACCAAACAGGCGCCGCTGCTAGTAACGCTATCGAGTTTGGTGGTAATCAAACTTACGCTTATGATTTCATTGATGATGGTACTACAGCACATACGCTTAGGTTTAGTCTTGCGACATTTACTTTCAATGGTGCGTTCAATGTTAATGGTATTACAGGACAGGTGATATCTATAGAGTCAGTATCGTCGGGAACGCCAGCCACGTTTTCAAAGAGTTCTGGAACAGTTTCTGTTGACTATCTTGACATTAAAGACAATACTGCTACTGGCGGCGCTACTTGGAACGCCGGAGTTCATTCCACTGACAGCGGTGGTAATACTGGATGGAACTTTGCTTCCTCCGCCGCAAACATTGCACCAAGTCTTTATACCAACACCAACACGTTCTACTCAACCGTTGTTATGCCAGCGGTTTGGGATATTGCGCCTTCGATCTACAACAACGCTAACACATTCTATACTGCCGTAGTCAGTTCCACTGTCAGCATTACACCAACGCTATATACTAATACCAACACATTCTATACAACAGTTGTAGTTAGTGGTATCGGCGCAACCATCTTTGAGAATACCAATACCTTCTATACTGCCGTTGTTGGTCGTGGTGCTGTCGGGGTCACGCCGAGTCTTTATACTAATAGTCAGACCTTTTTCACAGCCACTGTTCGGAACGTCAAGAGAATCACCCCGATCATTTATAATAACTCTAATACTTTCTTCACTGCTATAGTTACTCCTGGCGCGGCCGCGATAGCACCAACGCTGTATGTCAATGCCAATACTTTCTATACCGCCGTACTGACTGGTGGTATTCAAGCAGGGCATATCAATCCAACACTATTCGAGAATACCAATACTTTCTTTGTTCCTGTCGTCCACTCAACAAGTAAAATCACTCCTGTTCTTTATCAGAACACAAATACGTTCTATACAGCCGTTCGCACATCGACAGTCAACGTGACGCCATCGCTGTTCCAAAATACCAACACGTTCTTTACTCCTGCTATCACCACATCTGCCCATAACATATCTCCGTCACTGGTTGTTAACTCACAAGAGTTCTATAATCCAGTGATGAGTTGGATTACGAAAGAGAACTCTCAAAGCTTCATTATTGGACTTGGATAGGAGGCAAATGTGCCAAGCCATACGCCAAAGCAAGCAAGGATGATGGCAGGGGCCGCGCACGATCCGGCCTTCGCTAAAAAGGTTGGGGTGCCTATGGCAGTTGCGAAAGAGTTTAATAGAGCCGACGTTAAAACCGGCATCTTGCGGAGGAAGAAAAAGAAATGAGCGTTCTCATTGACGAAAAGTTATTAGTGGAACTACAAAATATCCGCCGCGAGTTAAAGACAATTCGCCAGCTTGCGTCTGATGCTGTGAACTATATTCGTGGTGCTGAGGCGGAAATACCTGAGATGATGCGTCGGTTTATGAACTATATGCACGATGTTCACGATATTAAGTATATGTATGAGGAGCAAGGCCATCCGCTCCCTGCATATATCCTTCGTGAACTTGAACGACTCGACGACCGCTATCGACAGCTGCTAAGCGAGCTGCATAAAGATGGCAATGCTTTCGAGAGGGTCCGTCGAGATATGGCTGAGGACAAAGAAAATCGCTGGGATCATACACGGAGATTAGAGTTCAAAGGAGGTAAGCTATGAAGCAAGGCAGAGCAACTCACAGTGGAATGGGCTCGACCAAAATTGAGCCGGCAGCAAAGGCGGTCTCGCCGGGTGCTGTAAGTCGGTTGGGATCAGCGCAGGGAACCCACCTGACTGATAACAGAGAGGTTCGATTACGATCGACGAACCTCTACGAAGGGCGCGGACTCGAGGCGCCTAAGGCATCCTGCACGACCAGCAACTGTGGCAGCCAAGGGAGACACTGATGGCAAGAGACATTCTAGGTGAATTTGGCTCGAACTCGCCGTCGAACCAGCGCGCTCGCGCGACTTCTGGTGGTGTAACGCAGGCCAAAGAACTTCCATACTCTCCTCCGCAGGGACCGCGCGCTCAGTTTAAGTCTGGCAGCGGTCATCCGGAGCCGGGCTATGGAACTAAAGGCGAGTCGCTCGGCGAGGGCTACGAAGAATTCACTGGCAGCCCTGGCATTGGCGGCACTAATCATGGCAACTCTGGAAGCCAGGGTAGGCACTAATGACAACAGATGTTGATATCACCAATCGCGCACTGCAACTTATAGGTACTCGAACAACGATCACCTCAATGAGCGAGCAGGCTAATGAGGCGCTCCAAGCGAACCTCGTCTATAATTCTGTGCGTGATTGGTGTTTCGGCATCAGCAATTGGAACTTTGCTCGTAAAGTTGTTTCCCTCACAATAGGGAAACAGCTTACGGGCTCGGCAACAACGTGGACTTCTACTGCTCCGCAACCTCCTTGGAAATATGAATATAAGCTTCCAAGCGATTTCATTCGCGCGTGCTATTTGACTAATTCAGATCATGCTACTCAGCAAGCCTACAATGGCGATCCGCGCCGGTTCTCGCTTGGTGATGATACTATCACATCGGTGGAGCAACAGGTTATTCTTACTAACGAGAGTCCTGCCATTCTAATCTACATCGCAAGGATTAGTGACCCGACACTTTGGCCTTGGTATTTTGAGCGTCTCGTTGTTGGCACCTTAGCCTGGACCTTGGCCGGTGCCCTGACTGGTGACAAGGACCTCATGGCCTATCTTGACGGCATAGCAACCCGCTTCTTCACAATTGCAGAGCAGCGGAATAGAGAGGAAGGTCTCTCGTTCAACGACAAATCGCCCGAGTGGATACAGGCCCTTGGTATTCCCTATCCACATATGCGAACAGACCCGAAGATGCACGATATGATGACTGGACAAATGAAGGCACAGCAAGATGGCAACCAGCAGCGCTGATATTTGCAATCAGGCTCTTAGGGCTATTGGGAGTCAGGCAACAATCCGTGACCTCACGCAGGACTCGCTCGAGGCCCAGGCCTGTAATTCAATTTACAGCTTTGTCACCGACTGGTGCCATACGCTGACGAACTGGAATTTCGCTCGCAAGACAGCAACTCTGACAAAGACCAAGACTTCAACCGGCTCGGGCGCATGGTCTGTTGGGTCACCTGCACCGGCCTGGAAATACGAATATTCCTTACCGTCTGACTTTATCAGGTTTCTCTACGTTACAAATTCAGAGAACGATGGAAGCAAGTTCCTTGGCAATGTACAGCGCGCCGTTGTTACCAACGATACTGCCCCGGTCGTTTTAACCGACACTGATGGAGCCATCCTCGTCTATACTGCTAGGATTGGTGAGCAGTATTGGCCACCGCACTTTATTCGTCTCGCTGTTTCGGCAGTTGCTTGGAATATTGCCGGGACGGTGACTGGTCAGAAGGATTTGGTTCAGTATTTCGATAGTATCACTACTCGAATGTTCATGGTTGCTGAACAAATCAACCGCGATGAAGGTCTGTCGATCATTGACAGCACGCCAGAGTGGATACAGGCGATCGGCATTAACTATCCTTATCGCAGGCTGGATGGCAAAAATGACAGTATCAAACGTTGATATAGCCAACAGGGCTCTGATAGCAGTAGGTCTTCAAAAGAAGCTTACTTCGCTAACACAGGACTCTGCGGAAGCCGCGACGATTAACGCGATCATTACTCTGCTGCGTGATGATTTGCTGAGAATGGCGCCGTGGAACTGCTCAACAAACTACAACAACCTGACTTATATTACGTCCTCGCCGGGGACGCCAGAGAATACCAGTGCTGGAACAACGCTGTGGCAGAAAGGGCAGCCGCCCGCACCTTGGTCGTATGAATATCAGTACCCAACTGATTGCTTACGACCACTGTGGATAACGCCACAGTTGCAGACTGGCTTCTCTGGTGGCGTTCCGATTACAACTGCGGTGACTGGTGGTGGCCCCTCGTTCTGGAATGGGCCGCCAGTTAAATACAAAGTTGCAATCGACCAATTCTATACTGTTGCAAGCGCTGCCCCTGTAAATCGTGGCGCGGATTATCAGATGAATGATCTTATAACGCTGCCTGCGACAAATTCTGATGACACTCCTGTTGGAACACCGGCGGTATTGAAGGTCGCAAGCGCAAGCGCCGGTCAGATCAACTCAGTAACTCCTGTCGATCCCGGCACCGCTGCGGGCGCAATTCCTGGCGGACTCTATTTCAGTATTCCAACTAATCCTGTTTCGCAGTCGTCTACTACCGGAATAGGTACTGGCGCAACATTCAACTTGACCTTCGGATCAAAGGCCGATCAGCGCGTTATTCTGACCAATCAAGAATATGCGATGATGGCCTATGTTAAGCAGGTTACTGATCCGACAATCATGGATACACTATTCCAAGACGCCTGGACCTCGATCTTGGCCGCGCGCATAGCGATGATCTTGATTGGCGATAGGTCACTTGCCAATATGAAGATCAATGAAACAAACAGCTATATTCTCGAGGCAAGGAAAGCAGATGGAAACGAGGGTCTGACGATCAATGATGTGACGCCTGACTGGATCAGAACGCGCGGCATCAACTATCCGAATTGGGAGTTCAGCCCCAACAATATGCAGTATGATTGGGGACCAATGTGGAGTCCATACTAAATGACCTCTCCTGGCGTATTCCATAAATCCTTTCACGCAGGCGAATGGGCTCCTGCGCTGAATGCCCGCGTTGATCTTGCCAAGTATCATGCTGGCACAGCGCTGCTTCGCAATTTCTACGTTGACTATCGAGGCGGTGCAAGCACTAGGACCGGGACGAAGTATATTGCTGCTGGCTACAAGCCAACTAAGACAATTCGTCTTATTCCGTTCCAGGCCTCGTTCTCTGTAGGATATGTTCTGGAGTTTGGCGATTATTATATCCGCTTCTATTTTAATGGTGCTCAAGTTCTTAGCGGTGGCTCGCCATATACCCTTCCATCTCCTTATTCTGCTGATGACTTGGATATGTTGAAGTTTGCAATGAATGTTGATAAAATGATTATTACACATTCGAGTTACCCACCTTATGAATTGCATTTAATCTCTGCAACGAATTGGACTCTAACACAGATACAATTCGGCTCGAATGTATCAGCGCCAACCAATGTTCTATCATCAACAACTGTTGGTTCAGGGTCAGTCAACTATGCGTATTTAGTTACATCAGTCGATGCTAATGGACAAGAAAGTAGCGTTTCAGATATCACTTATCTAAATAGCAAGATAGATATTAGTGTCACAGCAGGAACCAACTCTATAACTTGGACTGCTGCTAGCGGTGCGCTGAGTTATAACGTATATAAAGCAGAGCCATCCTATACTGGTCAAATAGCTGTGGGTGCTGCATTTGGGTACATTGGTAATTGCACTGGAGCTGCCTTTGCCGATACAAATATTCCACCTGACTTCTCTACCTCTCCGCCAATAGTTCAGAACCCTTTCTATGGTAGCGGTGTGGATCACTATACAATAGGTGTTAACGGAACTTACACAACACTTCCAACGGTGACAATATCTGCGCCTCCTGGTGGTGGAGCGGCAGCCACCGGACAGGCTTATCTTGGTCTTACTAGCGGCGCAATCTTTGCTGGTGGTGGTGGATATTCTGTTGGTAATATATTGAGAATGTCCTCTTCTGGATATGGTATTCTGTGCTCTGTACAAGTGACTTCAATTGGCGGTGGTGGTACAGTTACAGGGTTCTCTGTCTATTGGCATGGCAGTTGGACTGGTAGTGGAACAGCGCCAAACTTATTGAACGCTCTTTCTGGTGATAATCCTGGAATTACAGGCACAGGATTTCAGATAAACAATTCTGTTTGGGGTGTGTACGGTATCACTCCTGTATATCCAGGTGCAGGATATGTAACGGCGCCTACTGTTACATTCAGTTCTGGTACTGCTACCGCAACAGCTACTCTTGCTGCCAGCACCAGTGGCAATCCAAGCACTGTCACGTTCTTTCAGCAACGCTTAGTCCTCGCAGCGCCACCGCAAGGGCTACAGACTTTCTATATGAGTCAAACAGGATCGTATTATAACTACAATGTCAGCAATCCTATTAGGTCCGACGATGCTATCACAAGCTCTATCGTTGCAGGGCAATTGAACGAGATTAAGTCAATGGTATCGGTCCCTGCCGGGCTAATGCTTCTGACTAACAACGCTGCCTGGATGGTAAATGGAGGCAGCTATGGAACGCCAGTCACTCCTTCGCAGATCGCAGCCAATGCTCACTCGTATAATGGCATCAGTGACGTTCCACCGATCATCGCCAACTTCGATGTTCTCTACGTACAAGCGAAAGGCTCTATCGTTAGAGATATTACCTACAACTTCTACACCAACATCTTTACTGGCACAGATATCTCAGTCCTCTCCAGCCATCTGTTCTATGGCTATACGATTAAGGAGTGGGCTTGGGCGCAAGAGCCTTTCAAACTCGTTGCCGCTGTTCGTAATGATGGTACGCTATTGACATTGACCTATCTTAAAGAGCAGGAACTGATTGGCTGGGCGCACAGCGACACCAACGGACTGTTTAAGTCTGTGGCAACGATAACGGAGACCGTTAATGGAAACTCTGTTGATGCCCTCTATGTTGTGGTTCAACGAACCATCAATGGATCAACTGTTCAATATATCGAGCGATTTGCAGAACGAAACTTCACCACTGTTGCTGACGCTTGGTGCGTGGATGCAGCTAAGCAGTATAGTGGTGCGCCAGCGACAAACTTTACTGGAGCCGCTCACTTGGCTGGTGCTACCGTTACTGGTCTTGCCGATGGAAATGTTATCACTCCATTTACAATGCCTGTCAGCGGGAATTTCACTCTTTCGACAGCAGCTTCAAAGGTGACAATTGGCCTCGCATTCACGCCACAGTTGCAAACGCTTAACCTCGATATAGGTGATCCAACCATCCAAGGCAAGCGAAAGAAAATCTCTGGCGTGACCGTGCGCGTACAGGATACCCTTGGTCTCTCGATCGGCAAGAGTTTCTCGACGTTAGTTGCAATGAAAGACCTTATTGTTGGGAATGTAGGGAGCCAGACCAACCAAGTCGTCACCGACCTCGTCACCGGCGATGCTCGTACTATCATAACTTCTCAGTGGGATGAGCCCGGCCAATTCTGTATTCAACAGTCTTATCCATATCCTGCTACTGTCCTTGGTGTAATACCAGAGATTACCATTGGTGATACTCTGAAGTTTCCAAGGAGGAATGAACAATGAGAGTCTCAATAGAAGAAGTCGCGCGGCCCGAGGCGAGAAAGATAGTAAAGCTGTCGCACGCCCTATCCAGTGTCGAAGAAAAACTGATGGATGATTGCCTGAAGATGAGTACGACCCTGTGGGTTGGCCTAGTCGATGATGCGCTGGCCTGTCTTTGGGGAGTCATTCCGCCGACTCTAATGTCCAACGATGCCTACTTATGGCTCTACACCACCCCACTCGTTGAGGACCATCAGTTCACTTTCGTTCGCCGTTCGCAGATTGTCATTAAAGAATTACTCGAGCAGTATGATCGGCTCGTCGGTTATTGCCTGTTAAGTGCGGATCGCAGTATTAAGTGGCTATCGTGGCTCGGTGCTGAGTTTGGTCGCAGAGACGGAACCAAGGTTGCCTTTGTAATAAGGAAGAAATAAAATGGACCCGGTCACTCTAGGTGTTATCTCGATCGGCAGTACGCTCGCTAGTGGTGCGCTGAGTGGGTTTGCTGGTTATAGTCAAGCGAGATACTTGCAGGGTGTTGCGAAGGCCAATGCTAGGGTCAATGCGCAGAACGCTCAGTACGAACGACAGGTCGGTGAAATTCGCGCGCAGCGTGTTGGTATGGCCGGGCAACAGCGGGAAAGTCAGATTGTCGCTACACAGGGCGCGAGCAATCTCAGTGTGGCCAGTGGCTCGCAAAAGCAGGTGCAGGAAAGTCAGAGAACGGCGACTCAAATGGACGAGGCAACCGAGCGGGCCAACGCACTTCGCCGGGCCTATGGTTATCAAGTAAGGGAAACTCAAGACCTTGCGCAGGCCAAGATGTACGGGCGCACGGCTGCCATGACAATTCCAGCCTCGATTATCGGGACCGTCAGCGGCGTCTCGGATAGATGGCTGAGGGCCTCGGAAATGGGTGTGTTTGGCAGCAGTAGCGAGTTTGGAACTATTGGTGGCACTGGTCTGCCTGGATATGGAGGTCTGTACTAATGGCACAGGTTCCTTATCAGCCGGTTCCGACCGTTGCGCCTTCAACTGAAGGTACGCCGAATATCAGTGTGGGTGCGCCGGGCGCTGCCTTTGGCGCTGGCGTTGCGAAGGAGCTTGGTGACGCCGGGCAGATGCTTTTTACCAACGCTATGCAGATGCAGCAATTGCAGAATGAGGCAGATGTTAATCAGGCAATGACGGACTATTTGATTAAGTCTGGCGAACTCGATAATGCGTTCCGGCTGTTGCAGGGTAATAAAGCGCAGGCGCAGCTTCCGCAGCACATTCAAGCCCTAACTGAACTGCGTGCGAACTCCCGCGCGGGCCTGAACCCGATGGCGCAGAAGCTGTTCGATCGAGAAACAATGCGCCGGTACGGCTACGATGTTGTCAATGCCTCGAATTACGCAGCCACGCAGGCGAAGGCATTTCACAAGCAGTCTGTTGAAGCGAACCAAATTGCTATGGCTGATCGAACTGCCAAAGACCCGTACAATACTAAGTATATGGATGATGTAATTCAAGGAACTATTGATAGCGAAACCAAACTGAGCTTGGATGAGGGTGACACGAACCCAATGACCAAGGTCAGAGTTCAACAAAAGGTCGGAAGGGTGATTAGTGCTGTATCGGCCTCGATGGCCCGGCACGATCCAGATAGCGCTAAGGGACTGCTGGAAAGGTGGAAGGATAAAATTCCAGAGGTTGACTATCTCAAGGCACTTGATACTGTTAATACCCGCGCGGTGCAGGTTCACTCTGCAATGGACGCGCGGCGTCTTGTCGGTGGCGAGGCAGCAGTTAGTCCACAGGACGCTAACCTCGTGGTGCAGATCGCTGCGACAAAGGGCTGGACTGGTGGCACTTTTACACCTGAGAACATCAGTCGGCTAGTCAGTCAGGAAAGTGGATGGCAGAACCTGCCCCCAAACAAGGCGGGCTATGCTGGTTTCTTCCAGATGAAGCCAAAGGAATTTGGACTGACACCGGACGACTTTGCTAAAATGTCTTTCGAGGACCAGCTTAATCTCTATGCCAGTCAGTATTTGACGAAACACGGATATACTGGCGTTGAGGACTTGGGAGTTATGAACGCGGCACCGGCCTTCAGTAAGGCTTCTGACTCTGCAATCGCCTATCCAGCCGGTTCCATCGAAGCTGTCTCTAATCCTCAGTGGGTTAAATACAGTAATGCAGGCGGTGCCGTCACTGTTGGCGGCATCAAGGCCTGGGCCGCTGCCGGGGTGAGCGGGCTTACGCCAGAAACGAATATGTCGAAGTTGCTGGATAAGGGAGCGCAGCTAGCAAAGATGCGTTTTCCTGGCAATCCGGTCCTGCAAGAGCAGTATCTCGAGGCCTTCCAAACGCGGCTCCGGTCCAATGCGGCACTGCAGCGGTCTGAGTTAAAGACGCAAATGCAGGCCAACCGGAATGGTATCGACGAGACACTATTTAAGATCGGGGCGAATGGCCTTGGCCCGCGCGACCTTGATGAAGCTATGGCTATTGACCCGAATTTCCAGCAGAAATGGGAAACGGCAAAGGTTCTCAATCCGACAATCAGCAAGCATATTAAGGATACTTTTCAGTACTGGTCCAATGTCGAGCATCGAACTGGAACGCTCGGTTGGGAGGCTCGAGTTGATGCCGCGAACGGTCTTGCAGCCGGGCTGCATCCTGGTGATATAGAACAGTTCTTGGCCATTTCTCCGGCAAGTCTCGGTGCGCCTTACGGCGTCACGGAGAAGATCAGGGCGAAGCAGCTCGCTGTTCAGAAGAAGGCGCAGGACACGGCAAGGCTTAATTCGTATCTCCGCGCGGTCCAGCCACAACTTGCTGATGCTGGTATCTACGCAAACAATCCTGGAGAATACAATCAGTTCGTCGGGGCCTTTCAGGCCAAAATTGAGGATTGGGAGAGCAAAAATCCTGCGAAACGACTGCCTGAGGCTGACGCTAAGGGAATGGCGGCCTCGCTTATTCGAGAGCGGGGCGGTTGGTGGGGCTTTTTCACGACGAGAAACTTCGAGGTTCCATCGTCCTTCATTACCGAAGAAATGCAGAATAAATTTGAGAAACGCTTTGGCCATGCGCCCACGCCCGCTGATATTTACCGTCTCTATCAGCTGAGTAAAACCCCATGAGTGATGTTGACGCACTGCTGGATCAATTTGCTGGTAGCGCAGCGGCGCCCTCGAACGCGCCGACTAGTGGCGACCTAAAAGACTTCTACGATGCCAATATGTCACCAGCGGCGCAGGCTGTACCAAAAGCGGTCGGAGCCGCCAACGACAATCCTGACGAAGCGGCGAAGGCACTCAGCATTTCTAAGGAGACTGGTATCCCGGCCTCGGTCGTGGCTGCCGATCCGAAAGGTGCTGTTGCAGATCATCGCTCGGCGCAGGCCGGAAAGTATGTTAAGCAGAGTTCGGCTCTGCAACGGTATGTGAACGAGTATCCGCTCGGGGCCAGCATCTCCGCTGACGATTATAAGAACCTCGATGGCATCGGCCTTTATGCCGGGGCAGCTTTCGGCGTTATGCCGGTGGACCCTGCGATTGCAGCGAAGCTCCCGCCGTTCAGTTGGGCCACTGGCCTTTACGATGTAATTAAGAGGGTCGGAGATATAGCTTACGGCAGAGACTCGATAGTGTCAGGTTCAGATCAAGAGATCGGATTGGCGCTGGAAATATTGCCATATGCTATTGGTTTTGCTGGAACCAGCTTTCCAAAGGTCCGACCCCCGCTCTCGTCGTCAGCGGAAATCAACGAGTTCTTAAACCGTGCTGGCCGCGGCCCGGTCGAAACTCAGGGCATGAAAGACCGCGCTGATATCGAAGAGTTCCTTCGCCAGAAGGCCGAACAGGACGGCGCACCGAAACTATTAGAGGGGCCAAAGCAGGCCCCTCCCGAAGAGTTGACACCTGCAGCTGAGACGATGATTAAGGCTGGTAAGGTGCCAACTCCTGGCGTGGATAAGCTAGTGGACCAGTTTCACGTCGCCCAGGCCGATCGGGACTTAGCGACCTTCGATAAGATTTTTGAACTGGTTAATATGTCTAAGACGAAGGAGCGCTCGCCCGACGCGATGGAAGCGTTCCTGTCAAAGACGCCGCTCGCGGGTAAGAGTGTCTATATTCCTGCGGAGGCGGTTGATAAGCTGTACGGGAAAACGGAGCCGGGACCGAACGACGAACTGTTTGGGTATGAGCCTGATATTGCCGATAAGATCGCCTTCGCGCGGGAGACCGGGACGGACTTGCAAATCCCAATGTCCCGCTTTGTCGCGCACACCGATCCTACGGTTTATGGGAACATTAAGCAGGACCTACGGTTCCGGGAAGAGGGACTGACGAAAGAAGAGGGAAAGGACTGGATCGACGTTTATCATGGTTCACCATTTGAGTTCGAGGCTTTCGATGTAGGTAAGATTGGCGAAGGCGAAGGTGCACAGAGTTATGGGCATGGACTCTACTTTGCTGAGCATCCAGAGGTTGCAGGTTCGTATAGGAAGGCAGGGGATAGAAGAATCAAGATCAATACTGGCGAAGTCTTTATGGATCAAGAAGAAGCTGCAAAGGCCATAGCCAAGACTGATGATACAGATATATTGTATCCACTGCATTGGGCATTAGGTCATATCTATTCTGGCTCTTCGCTTGACGAAGCAATCAAGACGATGAAGAAGAATTATGAACACTATGGAAAGGATAATCTTGACAAAGCTGAATCACTCCTTAAACAATATGAACCAACAGCCGAAGGCTTGGGCCATGTATATCGAGCCAAGATCACTCGCGCGCCAGAAGAGTTTTTGGATTGGGATAAGCCGCTTAGTGAGCAGAGCCAGCATGTTCAAGAAGCAATCAAAAAGATAGCAGCTAAACATAATGTTGAGCCGGATATGAATATCTCCGGCGAAGAAGCGTATAATAGCCTTGCAACACATCTTGCTCCCGAGAATATTCCAAATGAAAGAGCGGCTATAAAGACCGGCCAGCCGGAGGCTTCAAAGATTCTGTCAGAGTTTGGTGTTGCTGGCATTAAGTATCTCGATCAGTTTTCGCGCGATCAGTTAGAGAAGCCATTTGCTGTTGAGCATAAGAGCGGCGATCTTGCAAAGCGTTCTACATTCCGAACTAGAGAAGAAGCCGAGCGACATCTCGCTGGGCAAGAGCGTGCTGCAAAAGCAATGGCTGAACAAGGCTTTCCAAGCGAGGTCGGCGACTACTCTATTAAAGACCTTACTGGTACTGGCACACGCAACTTCGTCGTCTTCTCTGACAAAGACGTAATCGCTACTCATCGAGGCGAGCAAGAACTTCCGCCCGCAGTCCAGCGCATCCTCGATACTCCTGCCGGGCAGCTCTCCGCGGCGGTCAAGAAGTCCTTCTACTTCCAGCCCCTCTTCCAGAACGCCAAAGTCATCGGAATGAGCGAGGCCGAATACGCGAAATACTTCAATAAAATTCAGAAGTCCGACGAAGCCGCGTATCAGCGCCTGCTCGATAAGGAGACGAGAAAGGCCAAGCGGGAACAGACACTGGAATGGAAGGTGAATGAGGCTGAGACGCAGAGCGAGGTCGAGACTGATATGCGGTCCCGGCCCGACATTGCAGTGGATCGGTTCATTCGGACTGGCGTGTTGCCGACCGGGGAAAAGATCACTCCGGTCAAATTGAACCGCGCGGTTGTGGCGAGGTTTGTAAAGGCCGGGCAGGCCAGCAAGGATATGCTCGAACGATACACCACTGAAGGTGGTGTGCCGCCGGATAATATCGCTGATAAATTCGGCTTCAACAGCGGCGCGGCGATGATTAAGGCCCTGGATAAACTCGAGAAGGACCGGGGCGATCTGGGACCGAAGGCCCATTTTAATAAACTCGTCAAAGACGAAACTCAACGCCGGATGGAAGCGAAGCATGGCGATCTAGCGCAGAACATTCTCGAGGAGGCGGTCGATGCTGCGCTTGCTGAACATAATCTTGATATCCTTCATGACGAACTTACTGCCCTCGCTAAAGCTGATGGAAAGGAAGCACCTTATACGCGCGCGGAACTCGAAGCCTATGTTCAGGGTAAATTCAAGGGCCTCAAAGCCGCCGAGGTTTCCTTCGAGACTTTCCGACGAGGTTCTGAGAAGGCTGGTAAGGCTGCCGAAAAAGCGCTGTTGGCTGGTAAGTTTGACGAAGCGTTCAAGGCCAAACAGCAACAAATCCTGTCCGTCACCGCTGGTAAACTGGCCCGCGCCTTCGAAAGGCGGCAGCGCTCTGGAAAGAGACTATTTGACAGATACAGAGATAACCGGGTTCTGAAGAACGTTGCGCAAGACTACACCGATCAGATACATGGCATACTGGAAAGAGTTGGTCTGCCGACGAGCAGGAACGGGGCGGAACTGGCGAGTGCGCTTAAGACCTCGCTCGCTGATTTCCTCTACGATAAGACAGAGAACCTGGGCCGGATCGTCCCGGTCGATATGGAGCTACTTGGATCGGGGAAGAAGTACGGGGACTTTACAACTGAGGAGGCGGATAACTTCCGCGAGTCGATTAAGACCCTCGATCATAATGGGAAGATGGAGAAGCAGCTGCAGATTGGGTCTGAGAAGATTGACCACGAGATTGCTGTCGATCGGGCCGTTACTGAGATGGATAAGAATAAGCCTCGGTATCTGCCGCGCCGCCCGAATATGATCCAGCGGCTGCAAAGTGGAGTGTATCATTGGGACGCCATGCTGATTAAGATGGAGCAGTTGTTCGACTGGCTCGATCGCAACGATCCGCTTGGTATGTTCAATGAGGTCGTATTCCGTGGGCTGTCTGAGGGCAAGCATCTCGAGAATGATATGCTTAAGGACCTTGGAAAGAAGATGAAGGCACTGCCCACGACAAAGGAGTTTAATGCGAGCCTCGATGAATTGATTGATAATACTGAGTTACTTGATTGGCAAAATGGACAGCCTATCAGAATGACTGGACGCGATCTTGTTGCAATGATGCTCAATATGGGGAACAGGAGCAACTTTGAAAAACTAACTGCCAAGTACGAATACAACGGACAAGAGTTCCAATTCGATCCGATGGCGGTGAAGGGACTAGTCAAGGCTAATGCAACTAAGGCTCATTGGGATTTCGTTCAGGCTGTGTGGGACCTATTCGAGTCTTATTGGCCACAGATTGAAGAACTGTCGCGGGATATGTCTGGAGTCGCGCCGGATAAGATCGAGCGGGTTCCGATCAAAACTGAGTGGGGAACTTATGCTGGTGGATACTATCCGCTCCGCGCCGATGCGAATTGGGTAGGGCCGCGGACCGGGGCGACAGGTATCTTCGGTGCCGATCGGTACTTCAGGGCGGTGCCACCGAAGGGCTATACCTTGCCCCGCACCGGGGCAACCTATCCACTCGATCTTAACTATTCTGCTATCATCCCAACGATGGAGCAGATGATCCACGACCTTGCGTTCCGTAGACCACTCGCGCAGGCGGTGAAGTTCCTCGAGGACATTCGGATCAAGCAGGGTATTCAGCGTGCGTTCGGGCCTGAGTATTTAAAACAGGTTAAGCCTTGGCTCGAGTACGTTGCTACGACGAAACGACTGAATGACGAGGCCCTGACCGGGATTAACAGAATGGCGCGGTGGGGCCGTGACCGGCTCGTTGCAGTCCAGCTGCTCTATCGAGCCTCGACCATAATCAAGCACACTGTCGCTGCGGCTTTCGACAGCTTCGGTGAGTCTGGAATGTACACGAATAAGGCAGCATATTTGAAAGATTTCTCTGAGAACACCGCGCGCCTCTACGGGACGCCAGATGGCCACAGAATTATCTCGGAAATGTTTGAGAAGTCTGGTGAACTCCGCAATCGTATGCACGATATGGATAGGGATATTGGCGAGGCGATGGACAGGACGCTCGGCCAGTCGGGTATCAGGGCTGTTGCAACGCATTATGGTGGCTATGGTGTGTCGTTGCTGGACCTTGGTTCAGCTATTCCAACTTGGTATACTCATTATAAGAAGGCCCTTGCGCTCGGTTATGATGAGCCTGATGCGGTGGTGATTGGTGACAAGGCTGTTCGCGCGGCGCACGGTTCTGCAGGCCCGACCGATCTTGCAGCGATCCAGCGGGGCGGCGAGGTCTTACGACTCTTCACCGTTGCATATACCTTCTTCAGCCATTCCTACAATCGTATCAGGGCTATTGGCCGGGAGACGAAACAAGGCTTTGAGGATGCGCGGGCCGGTGAGACCGCTGATGCCTTTAATAAGTTCTCCTCGGCCGCGTGGCGCTCGCTTTGGTACATCGTTCTGCTTGGCGCAGCGGAAGAAGCGATCGCTCCGATACCGACAGACCACGGCCACGAAAGTATCGGGGCTATGGTGAGCAAGGGCATTGCCTATCAGTTGACTGGCACCGTTCCGTTCTTGCGCGATATTGGCCGCGCGATCCTGTATGGCAAGGGCGATATAGCTCCGACGCCGTTAAGCAGTATGTACACGACGATTGGTGGTGCTGTCAGCGACGTTTATAAACAGGCCGCTGGTCAACGAGTTAAGAATAACTTCTTGCGAGAAGAAATCGAGGCGCTCGGTTACGCCTTGAAGCTGCCCGGCGCGGGTCAGGCCGGAGCTACTGCTCAATATCTTTGGGACTTGCGCCACCATCGACAGACCGGAGAGAATCCGTACCGCTTCGGGCGGGGCATACTCCTTGGTAAGTCACATCCTGAAAGGAGATTAAGGAGATGAAAACGAGTAAGGCTGGAAGGCAGTTCATCCAGCAATGGGAGAAGCTGTTCACGAAGTCCTACGATGATGCTACTGAGAGGGTTGTTGGGCCGGGCGATCGGGTCTACGGTGTGCTGACAATTGGCTACGGCCACACCAGCGCGGCTGGCCCGCCGGAGGTATATGCTGGAATGGAGATCGGTGAGGATCAGGCGGATGAAATTCTTGCCTCTGACCTTCGTTCGGTCGAACTCGATGTAAATCATCTTGTCACCAAGAACCTGACACAGCCGCAGTTCGATGCGCTTGTCTCGTTTCATTATAACACTGGTGGCCTTGGCCGCTCGAGCGTCCTGCGTGATATCGAGGCCGGTCACTTTGAGCGGGTTCCGGCTGACCTTGCTATGTGGAATAAGGCAGGTGGAAAGGTTCTGCGCGGCCTTGTTAAGAGAAGGCACGCGGAAGGCGTGATGTTCAGTCAAGGTATCTACAACGCCGATCACTAGAGAGGAGACAAAGATGCTGACAAGCGTTGACAAGGCCATTGCTGCAGGAGTGGTTTCTTTGCTCTGCAATGTGGCCGCGAACTACTTTCACATTATAGTTCCAGACGATGTGAAAACCGCGATCGCTGCATTGATCGTGGCAGGTGTGGTCTGGGCTACCCCCAACAAGCAGGTGCCCCAATGAGAAAGCTTCTTCTGGCGTTTGCTGTTGGGCTCAGTCTAGCTGGCTGCGCTCAACTGCAGAGTACTTGGAATGTCGTGACCGGCGCTTCTGTCTCACCAGCAGCGGTGTATGTCGCACGGAACTCTTTCGATGCACTCGAAGTCTCCGCGACGAATTACATTAGCTTCTGCAAGAAAGCACCGACAACGCAGGGCTGTACCAAGTCTGCCATCAATGCACTGGTCCCGGCCGTTCGGTCTGGTCGAGTGGCACGGAACAACTTGACGCAGTATCTCAAGGACCATCCCGATGCAATCGGCGCTGCTGGCGTTTATGACGCGCTAGTGGCGGCGACCAGTACGCTCCAAAGCGTAGCCGATCAATACCACATTACAGGAGTTGGCCAATGAGTGCTGTCCTACCTATCCTTCTCAGTCTGATTGGACAGATCGCCGGGTCGCTCGGAACCCCGGCCTCGATCATGACTGTTATCACTACGCTGGAACAGTGGCTGCCAACGATCATTAAAGAGGTTCAAGATGTGGCCCCGCTGATCCAGAACATCGTGACTGCCCTGCGCGGAAATAGCGCAATTACGCAGGAACAGATCGACGCGCTCGATGCGCTCGAAGAAAGGATTGATGCTGAGTTCGAAGCTGCTGCGTCTCTTCCCACTCCGGACGAGATGGCTCCGTAGTTCCTCCCGCAACTAGGGGGCCACATCAAGGCCCCCGCTTCTTTAGGAGTCTGCTATGATCGAGCGAACCGTTCCAAGATTTGATAACAGTATTACGCTGGGTCATATCCTGACTGTAATTACTTTTATCGCTGTAGCTGTCGGTGGATGGTATCAGATCAAGAGCGATCACACACTGTTCAGTTACCGATTGGACTCGCAGGACAAGGCTCTTGGCGCCTTAACTGGTATTGTTCACACATTGTCTGATAAGTCAATCGTCGATGCTACGCAGAATGTGAAGCTCGATGGCATTGACCAAAGGACCCTGCGAATTGAAGAGTATGCTCGAGAGACGCGCGCCCGGCTGCATACAGTTGAGGATGCTCTTAATATTCCGTATAAGTCGAAGGGCAAGTAATCAATCCTTCTGGCCTGGGATATAGGCGGGCGTCCCGTTCACCAGTTCCAGCTTAAGCATATGCGATCGGACCATAATCTCGATTATCTTACTGATCGAGTGGGATGGAACTCGGTCCTTTAAGAATGACACTATAACGTGTTCACCGACCGGGCGCTTCGTTTGGCCATAGAGTTTATAGACCGCATACCAAGTATCCTCGATGGCGCGGGCGTCGCCGCTGACTCCCATTGATCTGAATATGTCTGGCATCAACGCCTCGGCCTCGAGAAGAATATCGAGGGCGTGCTGGTAATCCTCGACCGAGACTTCTAATGCACTCGATCGAGCCACAGAAGTAATAATACATAGTTTAAGGAGGTGAGCGAGACGACGAGAGTTATAATGAGTAAGCTTACCGTGCTCGGGGACAGGCTCCAGACCGGATTTAACCCATGCCTCGACTGCAACCATTGCTTCTTTTGTCCAAGAGACCCTGCCGAAAAGGTTGTAGATGAGCTTGAGGTCGTGAAGAATATCCGTATATAGGTCCGAACTGTATGTCTCATCATTCGGCTCATCCCAGATAGGAACATTGACTGGTTCACCGCTGTAAATAAAAACAGTACGAGAAGTAAAGCCCTGGTCCCACGCTCCGTCAGGAAGGAAAGAATTAAGATAGGAAGGAGTTGTGCCCCCAAATATAGACAGTTGAGGACTTTCAATTCTGATGTGATTGACTTTTCCAGTTCGTCTGCGCTCTTCATAAAGTTCTCCATCGTAAAGTTTGGTAAGAGTATTCATAAACGATGGACTATATTCCGGCAGAAAAACTCCAAGTTCGGATGCGACGACTTGCAAAGAATTGAATGAGAGAAAGCCAAGGGACGGGTCGATCACCTTGCGATTGGCTAGGTGTAAAGAGTCGATCAAAGAGGCTGTAGTCAGGGACGAGGGCGCGACATGGAGATCTGGTACCGAACGCAGGATGCGCTCTGTTTGAGAAATGATTGCTGATTTGCCTATGCCGGGCGGCCCAACGAGAACTGTGTAAAGGTTCGGGTACAGGTTTGAGCCTTTGGTTCTGGCCCAAACCTTCTTTTCTAACACAGCGGATACGATCCCTAATGCTGCCCATTTCCGATAAATCCTCGGTGAGGGCAAATCATCGCTATACCTTAAAAAGGACTCGATCCAGTTGGGAAGTCGCCGGGCTGTCTTGCCGCTTTCGATCATCGACCCCTTTCCACTTCTTTAACCCGTCAGGGTTATCGTCTTTTTCTGAGGCCCAGTTCCATCCAGTCTTGGCTTCGGAGGGGATAAGTAGGGTACGGTTGTGCTTGAGTTGTATGGGTACTTGGATAAGTTTGAGGAGTTGAGGTACAATAATGGGTTCTTGTTCTTCGGGGAATTGGACTAGAATAGCGTCGTGGATTTGAAGAAGCAACTGGCAAACTCTTTCGCGCCATACTTGAAGCATTCCTCGATTGAGTATGTCACCGACTGAGCCTTGAGGATCATAGGCGATTGCTTCCCGAACAGTTGCGTCGTCGTCGCGCCTGCCAAAAAACCAACGTCTACGGCCAGTAAGAGTGGTAAGATTGCCCTGAGTAAGGATCGCAAGCGCGACAGCAGCGTGCCACTTTTGGTGGGCCGGGAAGGCGGCGAAATACTTGGTTTGGAACTCTCCGATAAGTTTAGCGTCCAGCTTTGTATGCTTGGCCATAGTGAAAGGCTTGCCGTTGTAGTTTGTCCCGTGACCAAGCACTTTCGCCATGTGTCGAAAACTATGCTGTCGATAGAAAGGTTGCTCAGCCACTTCTCTGTCTTTGTGGAGGTCTCCAGTCCAGGCGAGCAGATCTCCCCAGGCGAGGCGGCAGACGCTTGTATGTAAATCTCCACTTTCACAGGCATCGAGGTATCTCCCATCCTGAAAAAGGTTCCACTCTATCGCACCGACCGCGCGGGACTCAGCTTGTTCAAGGTCTATGTAGGCGAACTTGCAGCCTCGATCAGCAACGAACACTGATCGGAGGCGATCTTCAATGTTTTGGAGATTTGTTCCAGTTCCAAAATCGGAGAGCGAGCTGCTAAACCGCCCAGTGGTAGTTCCAGCAATATTGTACGAGGTACGGATGCGTCCGTCAGGATCAATGCTCGTCTTAAGGACTCCAATCTTCTTATTGAGGTCTCTAATCCCGAGGATATGGCTGACGAGAGGCTGAGCCAAGAAATAGTTGTCGAGTTGCTCAAGGGCGTCTCGGTTGACGGTTGGCTCGTAGAAGCCTTTCGCGTTCCTCTTCTTGATCGGTGGGAGGCCGAGCGTTTCATAGAAGAGCGCCTTGAGCTGCTTTGGGCTATTCGGGTTGAGGTCATGGACGCCTATTCCTTCTGATAGGATTTCGTCAAGGGACTCTTTAAGGAGGTCCCGGTCCTTTTCAAACTCTTGAATGACTTTGGCCCGGCGCTCCTGATCGACGAGAACGCCGCGCAGCTTCATCTCGAGGACCGGGGCCTGCAGGGACTTTGAGAACTCATAGGTGGCGCGAGTAGTATCGTCGAGTTGGGGCTTGATCGCGTCGAGAATCTCGGACGTTAGGCAGCAATCAAGGCCGTTGTATATCCAGAGCTTGTCCGTCTCCGAGGCGGGCATATTGAGGGCGGTTAGCTCGTGGGTTTTTATTGCTCTCATCAGAGTTCCTGCTTGTCGTGTACGAGTAGTGGTGGGTTAACAAATCGCTCTAAATACTCCGGATGAGTTATGCCATACGTAGCAAGGTTAGCAAGCTGCCTGCTCATCTCCTCGCGCAGTTTTTTCTCTGTAATTCTTTTCCATCGCCATATCTCGCGCCACTCCTCTCGAGTGATCGTGCGCGGAAACTTCTGTGGATTGAAATACAACTGCAACATTATTCCAGTACCTGTTCCTTCCGATCTTCCCTAATCCATCTTAACCTTATCGGCTTCTGCATTTTAACAGCACGCACAATCCCAACCACCATGCCTGGAGTAATGCCCAGGTCCATATAGACAGCGACGTAATCCGCGACCTGTAACCAACCGATCGCAGCGTCGATACCTCTTTTCCGTTCTTCTGCAATCGAGTCATTAAGTAAGCCTTTCTGTGTATATAGAAGATGGCTTGCAAACGGACTTTCGCCACGATCAATGCAGTTTCTGACGCACTCCCTTGCATACTTGACATTGGCAAAACCTCCAGCGAAAGGGGACTCGACGATTACGCGCATTACTCATCTCTTTTAATAGTGGTATTGCCCCGCGACCTCATCAACTTCCACGAACTCTCATTCGTGTAGACGCTCCCCAAGAACCCGAGTCCCTTCTCACTTTCGGGCTGCAAGGCATGATGCAGGAGCATCGTGTCGTCCTCGAAGTTCCTTACTGCAATACCGTAGGATCGCCAAAGGAAGTGGATATCGTAAAGTCCGTTCTGAGCGACCTTTCGCTTGTCTGTATCGAGCACGTTACGAACATAGGTCCATGCTGCGATCTCATCATCTTGAGTCGGCCAGTAACTGCCTCCATTTGCTCTGGGGTCAACGAATGGTATAACAAGTGCTGACAGATGGTCTGGAGCAAATCCAATACAAGTAATTTGCTGGCCTGCTGTTTCAATATCGAAGGTGATTTGTTCGGCGGGCGCGAGGAAGTTGTCATAATACCACTCCAAGTCGGCTAGAGAGGGTTCGATGTAGACGGTTCGCTGAGGGCGACGAATGTCAGAGAAGGCACTTTCGCGACAGGCTTTGGCAAAGTCGAGGACGGTGACAGCACGGAGGTCCCACTGTCGAAGGATCGCGGCGGGGTGATAGGTCGGCAAGCACTTAAGTGTCGGAATAACTGTGCTTGCTGTGACAGTTCCTCTAATTTTGCTGATACCTGTGTTATGTAGAAATGCCCAGGCGGCAGTATTACCAAGCAGAATGGCGATGTTGGGTTTAAGATCTCGAAGCTCTTGCACGACCCTGTGAACTTGAGGGAAATACTCCGGTCGAAGATACTTGCCTGCTTTAAGAGCAGGGAAGCCGCCCGCCCTCTCTTTCCCGCAAAGGTTCTCAATATCGTTCGTCGGCTTCGGTCGAAGATTAAAGACGTTAGTGAGGAAACAGTCTGCACGATGGATGCCTCCTTCGTATAACATTCGAGTCAACTCGTGACCAGCGGCACCGACGAAGGGAGCGCGCTGGCGCTCTTCGTGCTCGCCCCAGGCCTCGCCAACGATTGCGATCTTGGTCACGACACCTTCCTCAGTTGTCGGAACTTTGTGAGGGCTCTTTTCGCTCCTTCTGCGAACTCTCCATTCTGTTCAACTCCAAGAACGAAGCTCGCACCAAGCGACTCAGCCGCGCGCAGCGATGTTCCACTACCACAGGTGGGATCAAGGACAAGACTTGTCTCATCAACGAACATCCTAAAGAAGTTGCGCAAGACTGGTTCGGGTTTGATAGACATATGTTGCGTTCGGTCAGTTGGTGCAGCGTAAGCATTGCTGATTGAAGCGACAACTTTACGATCTCCTCTCGATCCGAAGAGCGCTGTTTCATAAATCCTCCGTGGCCCGCGCTGCGGGTCTGGTAAGATGCCTACGTTATCGGACTTTAGCCAAACCAAAGGGAAAGGATCAAAAGTAATATCAGTGTTAAGATGAAAGTAATCGAGAGTGGACTGGTAATAGTGCATGGAGAACCAAAACATGAAATGACAAGACTCAGTTGTAAGACGGTTAAGATTGTCGGCAAGACACTTACAAAGAGCCCAATAAGTATCCTCGGTGTCGTCGTATCCTCCGTGGGTCGGGGCCGCCCCTTGGTTAAAGCTATCTGCTCCAATACCATAGGGAAAGTCGCAATGAACGAAATTAAACTTAGGCCCGTCATAAGCAGGAGCCCACTTGAGGAAATCTGCATTGATTACGCTCTCCGTTTCGGGTGCTTCGGGCGAGGTCTTAGCGTGGCTAATCTTGCGCAGGGCTGCGAGTGACTCCTCGTCTTTTCGTGCCGCTGCGCGCTCGACAATGCCCTTCGCTGTTGAGAATTTCGGGGCGGATATAACTCGCTCGTTACCGCGCACAAGTTCTGCCGCCACTGTGAGTCTATCGTTGACGGCTTGCTGGCTTAGACCAATAGCCCTCGCCGCGGCCGACTCGGAAAACGCTGGGTCTTCCGACTTGCGCAGGCGGTAATATTCGTGGACCGCAAGGCACTCATCTTTCCAAGGGAGCTGCGATCGTTTGATGTTCTCTTCAAGCTCGATGCATCGCAGGATCGGCTCTTCTAGTTCATCCGTATATTGACAAGCGATATGAGTATGACCAAGGCTAGCACAAGCCACAAGCCTGCGCTCGCCAGCAACAAGAACCAAGTCTCTTGTGATAACGATCGGGTGAATAAGGCCCAGACGTTGAATTGAGTCTGCAAGCGTTTCAATATCCGCGAGATCAGCACGCTGTCGCTCCTCTCTGTTGACCATGATCTGGGTGATTTCGATAGAGTGAAACGAGCCGCTAGTCATTGGTATGGTCCTTACGCGGGGCGAATGGTATGGATCGAACCCTCCCCCGGCGGAGCCGGAAAGATCAACCGGGAGAGGGCCTCAGCGTCGGCGGTTACTCTGGACACCGACACCGATTACACATGGGCCGTAGCTTTGACCTCATGATAAACTTGCTTCCCATCCTCGCTGGCGCGGTGGCCGAGGGTCACGAGGACCTGTTTCCCCGCAGACTCGGGGATCATTTCTCCAAGGGTTTTCTTACCCTTGTCGATACCGAGATGCTCCGCGAGGAACTGATCGAGCCGCCACGCTGCATCGTCGGTGATCCAGAGCGTGTGGTTGATCTTCTTGTCGGCCAAAGCGGCGCCCTTAAGGGTATCGGCGAGGGCTGCTTGGTCAACGTCCGGTTGTGGCTGCACCGGCTTCAGTTTGAAGATGGCGCAGTAGTTGTTGTTCTTGCCGCGCTGGGCAATCTCCGGAGCGCCGTCCACGAGACAGAGGTAAGTGCCGATCGGGAGTGCCTTTGGCGGTTCGATTTCAGCTGCGGGTTTGTTGAGTACGTCTTGGAACGAGGTCATGTTTATCCTCTCAAGGTTTTGAAGAAATCCGCGAGGCCAGTCTCGATAGGCAGCGACGGTGCCATCTTGAAGGCTGCGGGGTTTTTGAGATCGACCAACGCGGTCGGGACGGTCTGGATAGTGCGTTTGCCTGCCGTCGTCTGGCAAAGGGCCATGTTCTCGAAGTACGCTGGAATGGTCGGCCCCAATGCCTTTCCAACGGAAGCGGGATAACCCTTCATCGTGCCGTCAGGGCGGTCCTGCCAAGAGACGTGGGCGATCACGATGAG